CGTTGAAGGGATATAAGTGTCGTGAGACTGGTGGATTGGTTTTCAAAAAAGAGCAAAGTTTCGGAGAAAAAATGGATGTTGCGTGTGGTTTTATTGCTTCATAACGGCGGGAATTTACACGCTTGTATTGTACCCAAGAATGCAGAAATGGATTGCTGAAAATACCGGTTTTTCTGATCCGGATACACATGCAGAGCAAGAAGAGTACATAAGAGATGAAGAATTAATTTAATTTTTTTTTGACGTAAAAGAAGAATTATGCATTTTAACAGTGCCGGGTCGGCATCTTGTAGATTGAGTAACGTTGATTCTACCGGAAACAAAATCGACCCGGCATTTGTCGATATGGAAGATCTTACAATTGAAGTCCTGGCAGCTATCATCAGGAGACACATCAAAGAAAACAATATTAGTCAGATTCAATTCGCTGAGACAATTGGCGTACACAGAAATACTATTTCGGCTATACTTAAAGAAGACAGCATAGCTAATCCAAGGTTGTCAATTGTTCAAAAAATTGTGAAAGAGTGTGGTTTGGAGGCCAAAATAATAGGAAGATTAAAAATATAATGCACAATTACTTGTGCAATTGGGTTTTTATCTGTATGTTTGTTTCAACGTTACTCAATAAACAAATTATACAAGATGGAAATCAAGAAGATTCTAAGTAAAGTATGCCAGACCGCAGCAACGATTTATAAAAACGGATGGCAGGAAACGAGGTCAAAGGCTTTTAAAGCGGCATGGTTAATTGTAAAGCTGTTCGACGGCCAGGAAGTTACCTTCAGTTTCTTTAGCAAGTCAAGTGGAAAGGTAAAGGGTTACACCGGGTCTTTTGCGACCTTAGACACACTCCCAAAGGGTTACATTAGATTTTCAGCACTAATAAAAAGCAAGATACAGGGTGTCGGCACGGAAATTGCCCCTAAAAGTTTCAGGGTTGAAAACCTTTTTGTTTAGTGGCCCAATACACACGCGTACTCACACTCTCACACACACTTTTATTGTTTAAGCAGCAAAACAACCAAAAATGAAAGATCAGTACCCAGAAACAGCGCACCCTACACCGCCTCCCGCAATCTATATTGATGAGTTCGAAGATGACGGAAGACGTCAATACAACATAGACATAAAAGTCTCCTGGTTCCATGATAGTAAAACAATGTCCGCCGTCATAAATGAAGAGGACTTACCAACGGTTGATGGAAAGCCTTGTACCGAAACGCTTTCAAAACTATTGAGGGATAAGACGATAAGTGAGGTTGAAAAAGTCATAAAAGAGATGAAGGTTGAGGTTTGGATGGATGGAGATCCGGTAGAGATTGAAATATGAATCTGAATTTTCAAGGGATTATAAATTTTTTTAATGTGAATTTGTTTGTTTCATGTAATTCAGCCCCGGTTAACGCCGGGGAAAGATTAAACAGGCAGGGCATATCAATAGGGATCACTTGCTTGTATTTTGGATTGTCTGCCTGTTTGTTAGTGAAGGGTGAAAAGTCGCCTAAAACTAACGGCATTTTGAACTAGGTCCGTCAATTGACGAACTGTGTGAATCGTCTTCTAACTGGCAAGATCCCGCAGTTATCGCGGGGGATGTGGGTTCGAACCCCACCGATTCACCGAAGAACATTTTATTAGTAGAAAGAGAAAGCGTGTAGGAGGCGGGGCACTCGCTGCCCTGCCACTTTTCAAAGTCTTCATAAGTTTATAGGATTATATTTTGTGGCAGCACATTATTCACTTTTTCACTTCTTTCATACTGCGTTGCTGCCACATTTTAAAACGGGGGAATCGAGCAGGTTCTAAGGATGTTTTTTTCTAGACAGAACTCCAAGGAATCGCCGGAGTGGTCCTGCCTTGTGCTTACGCGAAAAAGGGTATACTAGTCAATTCTTTTTCGTACCGTTCGACTCGGGATTTCCTCACAAAGCAAACAGAAGAGTAACCCAAGCCCGTAATAATCTAGTAGGGCCTCTGGTAGACCGTGTAGGGTGTCCCAAGAATAGGTGATTGCTGAACTTACTGAAGAAGCAGAAGCGGTAAAACGCTTCAAGCCTAAAACCGGGTGAATCGGTCCTTTGTCTTCTGTTTGCCTAATTTAAGTACATTGATTCAATCCTGATCCTTCCTAAGAGATCAGACCAAATTTTACGGAGATGACCTTTTTCCAAAGCTACACTTATGGGCGTTTGGTGCCCGTCAAGAATGGGGATGTAATTGTATCAGATGTAATTTTCTCACCTGTAATTGTTCAGGACGTGATTTTTTCACTGGATTAAAACTACCTAGTGAGCAATAACAGAAACATATTCTACTTGCATAGGGCTTGGGTTGAAATATCATTCAAGACAAGCGGATTGAAGCCGATACACCACGCGCTGTTTTATCACTTGGTTTTCCTGTTCAATAGATTGGCCTGGAAAGAAGAAATAGGCGTGTATGGTAGTCAAGTTATGGAGGAGCTAGGAATAGGCAACCGTTCTACCTTTAAAACGGCTATACACAAGTTACAAGACGCAGGGGTGATCAAGATTGTATTCTGGACCAGAAACCAGCACAGCCCACACCTGATAAGCTTGTGCAATTTTGAACAGTCAGTGAACACTCACGGAACACTCAATGAACACTCATTGCACCCTCAAAGCACACTCAATGAACAGTCATTGCACCCTCACGGAACACTCACTGCACCCTCAGTGAACGCTTCAATAACTAGTAATAAGGTTAATAACAGTATTAACAATTTTAATATTAATCCGGAAGAAAAAAATTTCCAACCACCACCGCACATAGATCGCCAAGCGGTATCAAAAAGCAAAATGAACGAATTGGCCGGAGATTCGCCGGAAGAATGGTTCTTGACTCTTCAATCGGATTACAATTTCGCGGAGCAGATCCAAAGGCAATTTAAGGCGAAGTTGGATAAGAATCTTTTTGAGGAAGTTATGGATCAAGCGAAGTTGTGGCAAGTTGAAATCAAAGATTATCGGCACTTCCGGAATTTCATCCTAAAGCATTTGAGGGAAAAGCAGAAGCGAGACAAAGCCGATCAGCCCCAATCAGCGACATACAAAAAGCCGGACGACGGCAAAATTTTCAGGTAGCAGCAAATTAATTCAATCCTAATAATTCAATCCGATGACCGCAACCGTAGCACTCAAACCGAAACACAAGGCGCAAATGACGCCGGTAGTCCCTCAAGACGACCAACTGTCCCAATATGTTTTTGGGAAGCTAACCCCACAAGCCCCGGATTTGGAGCAAGCCGTTTTAGGCGCTTGCATGGTTGACCGGGAGGGTTTCCCGGTCGTGTATTCGGTTTTGTCTTCGGAGTCGTTCTACATCGATGCTCACCGGCACATTTTCGAGGCAATGCTTTCGCTGTGGATGAAGTCCCAGCCCATCGACGAGCTTACGGTCATGGAAAAGCTCAAAGAAATGGGCAAGCTTGACGAGGTGGGGGGGCCTGGGTACTTGGCCGAATTAACTACCCGAGTGGCATCTGCCGCTAATATTGAGTTCCATTGCCGGATCATTCAGCAAAAGTACATCCGCAGAAGCGCAATAGGAGTCGGCGCAACGCTGATTGAGGATGGATACGACGACACTGCCGACCCGCTGGAAGTCGTGGATAGTGTTTTGGAAAACATCTTTTCGATCATGGAAGGGATGCAGTCCAAAGAGGTGGCAACAATGTCTAAAATAGGTGCAAAGGTCCTAAAGGATTTCGAGGATAGAATGAACCGGGAGGACGGATTGACCGGCGTTCCGGGAGGGATTGCAACCCTTGACCGGTTTACCGGAGGTTGGCAAAAATCCGATTTGATAGTAATCGCTGCCCGTCCCGGTATGGGTAAAAGCGCATTCGTTACCAGCATGGCCCTAAACGCGACGCTTTACCTGGGCAAGCGCGTGGCTATTTTCTCGCTGGAAATGTCGGACGTTCAGATTTTTCACCGGATGATTTCGATGGAAACGGGAATCCCGGTTAGGAAACTCAAGAATCCCAAAGAGTTGGAAGCGCACGAACACCAAGCGTTTTTGAATGCCTTTGAAAAAATCTCTGAATCTGATATCTATATCGACGACACTGGTGCCATTGGTCCTTTCGAGCTTCGCAGTAAAGCCCGGAAATTGAAAAAGATGTTCGATATAGACATGATCATTGTCGACTACTTGCAATTGATGCAGATCAAAGGAAGGAAAGGAAAGAGCATTAGGGAGCAGGAAGTTGCAGAGATCAGCCGAGAGCTAAAGGCCATAGCAAAAGAGTTGGACATTCCAGTTTTAGCCCTATCTCAGTTAAGCCGTGCGGTCGAAATAAGGGGAGGGACCAAAAGACCCCAACTGTCGGACCTACGCGAAAGCGGGGCCATTGAGCAAGACGCGGATCAGGTAATTTTCATCTATCGGCCCGAATATTATGACATACTGGAAGACGAGGAAGGCCAAAGCCTGAAAGGTGTGGCAGAGATCATCTTTGCCAAAAACCGAAGCGGAGACTTAAAGACAATCATGCTGAAATTCATCGGTCACAGAACCCAATTTGTCGATATGGACGACCATACTTTCGACGCCCTGGAAGTATTCGAACCAATACCGGGTATTGCAGGACCCGAAACGACACCGGCCACGCAGTTTCCAATCGCTCGACCTTCCGACGCATGGGAGGACACCGACCCTATGGAGTCGGCGCGGACTGATAACCCTATTTTTTAACCGAAAAATTAACGCTATGGGTTGGGCATTGGGCTTTGATGAAAATCACCAAAGATTCGTGGGTTACGGAGTCCCCGCATATTGTGACCATCCGGATTGTAAAGAAGAAATAACCAGGGGATTGCACGCTGTTTGTGGCGGGGAACCTTACGGCGGTGAAGACGGATGCGGTTTACACTTTTGCTCGTCTCACCTGTACTACCCTGGTCATTTATGCGAAAGGTGTGACAATGGAGACGATAGCTTCGAAAAGAAAATAGAGCATTCCGACTGGATAGACCATGTGCTTTCCGATGATTCTTGGGCTGAATGGAGATCTGAAAACAAGGAAGTGCTGTTGCACTGGTTTACCTATCCAATGGATTTGTTGCAGCGATTTTTAGAACAAAGAACAGGAAAATGACAAAGCAAGAATTCATGCAGGAGCTATCTGTAAAAATGGGCGAAGCGTCTCGAATGGTACACCCTAAAATAAATATCGGTCACGACGATCTTACCGAATACGGATTTGAACGGACGGAGGGGCTGTACTGCTACGAGAAGCAGATAGGAGAGGATACAGAGGACGACATGGTACCTCTGACGCTGGCGGTAAAGCATGACGGCTCCTGCTTTTGCCTGATCCTCGGCGACGGCTCCAACCTTGATTTTAATATTTCCTCACTCGAACACCTGAAAGTGATTGAAATGTCAATCAATGGGTGGGAACCAAACTATTGATCGATGAAAACCGACGACCAACCCAAAGAGAAAACGTGTGATTGCGGCAAGCCAATCGGAGAATGCCCTCACACCATTTTGGAAAAACTAAAGTCAAAACAATGAAGGAGAATATTCAAAGATTGAGAGAATTGTTAGATGAGTACGACGCGGCAGGGGCCTATATTACCTGTATGGAACGCGATGAAGACGCGGACGAACTGATAAGGATCATGAGGGAAATAGTCGTAAAAGAAGAATCTAAATCACAGGACGTGCCGACACCGGAACAGCTATCACCAGCATTCAACGGCCAGGGCGAAATGGGTATCACCATTATGCAGTATTTCGTTGCACAATCATTGCCTACGGCTTTCCAAATAGCTCAAAATGCAGGTAAGTTATCACGGCACACCGCAAAGCTAGATTGCCGTTCGGTTGCAGAAATAGCGTACATGCTTGCTTCTGATTGCATCGAAGTTTGCAACGAAAATCTGTGACCCTATGAGCCGAGAAGAACTAATAAACAAACTACACGCCATTACATTCAACCCGCTCTCACCGGCGACGCAATGGAAGGAGAAAGCGGCGGAGATACTGGAAGAATGGGAGGCGGCACAATGGATTGATTGCAGTGAATGCCAGCCGGAATTAGGGGCGGAAAAATATAGGGAAAGTCCTTTTGACCCGCAAGTAGAGAGGAAGTCCATTCCGGTGGTAATCGAAGATTCTAAAGGGCATATGTACGTCGGAAACTATTACTACTGCGTAGTTGAAGGAGATGAAGAATACGGTTGGGAATCTTCACCCGGTTACGATCACTTTTGCATACCCGATGCGGTCAGATGGCGACACATTCCAAGAGCTAACAAATAAAATTAAATCATGATTGAGTTACCACAAATGACCGTTGAACAACGGGAATCAACAACAGCGCACGGTCTCGAAGAACCATTATTTGACCAGGACGAACAACTGTCCCAGGCAATCCGGCTAAACCACTTGGCGGCTGGCGATCAGGACTCATTAACTTGGTTTCATGTCGTGGAGATTATCGACGACCAATTACCGATAATTACGACCTACAGAGAAGTGGCAGAGGCCGTCAGGTCAGTCATGAAAATGAATACTTGGCGTGAGGTTGTTCAATTCGTCCAAAACGACCAATGTACGGAGTTTTTCAACCTTGCCCTGTCTTACTGTTTGAGCGAAGGTCAGCGCCATAAACGTGACAAAGGATTCATTGACGGTTCCGGAATTGGCTACATTAAGGCATACGCCACCCGGCTAAAGGTCACCCTGGAAAAGTGCTTTGATGCCAAGTATTTTTACAAGGTCGAAAGGCCACTGGTTTACGCCCTGTCTAACGGCATCGATTTAACCGGTGTTGCCAACTGGATTCACCCCGGCCATTGGTCGTATCCTGCCGGACACGGAACCAAGTTTCTGACCGCCGTTGAAGTCCTGGACGACGTTTTTCACCTGGATACCAACTGCTACACAAACCTTTTTATTGCCGCTTGTGTGGCTTCGATGGGGCGTAGCGGATCTCTAATTCATTATCCTATTGATAATCTGGCTGGCGGTCACTTCACTACACTAAATGAATTCAAGAAATGAAAAAAAACGAACCCAAAGGAGATATTTTTAGCCTGGACCACCAATACAATCTATTCCTTCACAGAATGGACATTGACAAACGAAAAATGCCACCACTTCAAAGAAAGATGATGAAAGAGGCTTTTTTTGGTGCCTGTGGTCAGTTGCTCATACTGTTCAGGGATGATGTCGGGGCGCTACCGGAAAATCAGGCCATTGAAAAAATGGAATCTCTTTTAAACCAAGTTGGTGATTTCTGGCTGCGAAAAAAGGGCCAGCAAAATTGACGGATATGAAAAAATCAGAATTAAAGCACGGCGACGTGGTAGTAATGCGGGATGGGGATACAGGAACCGTTTGTCAATGCGTAAAGGACGGAATGATTTTAAGCATGCGTGACGGTAATTACGGATTGGTGCATTGGAACGAGGATCTAACAAACGGTGGTCCTTCCGATATCGTTCAGGTGATCCGTGTGTGGAATAGAATCAGTCCCGGAGAAAAGCCAAAATTCGAGGATTTGCCTTTTTCTGAAATGAACCGGATATATCAGGACAGGTTGGAGGACATAATGAATAATAGACAGGGCCGAATGTCTTTTTTAGGTGATAATCAACAATGATCATATGAAACTTTGGGAAAACCAATTGCGGCTCGTTCGTTTTATTCTTTCAGAGGAAGGATATAAAGAGGAACCAGCGGCCAATCAATCCCGTACGGCGGAATTTTCGACTTTCTTTCAAAAGAAATTCAATGTTCCGTATCTGTGCGAATCAAACGATAATCTTTGTGTCAATGTATGGCTCTGGTATGCTGGTGTAAAATACCACGGCGGGGACTATGTGACACTAAAAGTGTCGTTGACGGCTCAGAAACACGGTGTTTGGTGGAACTTCGAGGCAAACCCTTTGGAGTTCGAAGACTTCAGGGACAATTTCAAACTGATTGAGTCCAATCTATTGAAATCCTTCGAAAGCCTAAACAACGACGAAAGGTTCTACGAATGAAATACCCCGCATACGGAAAATCAAAACCCTACCGAGGTTACGAAGACCGGTTTCAGGAGGCGGCAGCAAAGGCGCTCGATTCCTGGCCGGGTCTGCGTTGGTTCCACGTAGCCAATGAGCGTAAGACGACTCAGCGCCAGGGCGCAACCCTCAAGCGTAAGGGCGTCAAAAAAGGCGTACATGATATCATTGTCATCAACCCTAATAAGATGTTCTACGGCCTTGTGATAGAGCTAAAGACCATTCAAAAAGGAAAGACTAAGCCGGATGAGCCGACACTCGAACAACTGGAATGGATGGTGAACTTTCAGAACTGCAAAAGGTATGTATGTGTCTGCTACAATGTGGAGGCAGTTCGGGAGGTTGTCAAGCACTATCTGAACAACACGATCATGCATTATCAAAACGCAGCCGAAATCATAGAGGTTAACCTGACCGAAATGAAGCAGAAGGCCATTAAAGCCAGGATAAGAAAATACAGTAAACCGAAAAACAAAAGAGCATGAATCCCGAAACTAATCTATACGACATCACAAGCAAAACGATAAACCAGGGTATCGGACATTCTAACCGGCTCAGGAACATCATTGACAGGATGGAGGAACGCGGGGAACTCCCCGTTCCCATTGTCGGAGATCCAAGATACCTACTTGTAAAGGAAAACTACATCGCCCTACTCAAGCACAGGGCCGAAAAAAGCCCAAAGTTGGAATTCAAAAAAGAGGCTCGGCGGCGGCTATCAGAAGAATTCGGAATAAGTGAATACAATGTTAACGAAAACGTGCTAAATAGCGAAAAAAAACGTATCTTAGCACGTAATAATGCAAGTACTAGTAAGGGGAAAAGGCGTCCTAACAATGCCGTAAACTTTTCTTCTTATGGCCTGATAACCGTCATAATCTCGTTTTTGATCATTCTCAGTTGGGCAACCACGATTAGTTATTTCGGAACTGAGCTAATGGTCAGGATTGGCGTAAAAATGTACGCCGGTGTGAGTACTGAAATGATGTCCATAAAGTATCAGATACAGAACTACCCGGCTTCGCTTAGATGGCTGTTCCACTTCCTGTTTTTCGTAGTGGAATTAATACCGCTACGGCTGGCAATTCAGAAGTTTGATCACCAGCAATACGAAAGACTTACAGGGAACTGGTTAGCCAAGGAAAAACTGAAGTTTTGGGACAACCTGAGAGTCGCAACCATGTTTGCAATCTTCATCGGATCGGGTAGCATGGTTGTCTTGTTTCTTACGCCCGGACTTGATCATTTGGCAGCTTTCTTTATCGGTGCCCTGATGGTCTCTGCTGGCGTCGGAACCTCTCTAGTAATAAGATACACAGCAGAAAGCTGGAAGTAGCATACTAACAAATCAATATAGCAATGAAACCGATTCTACTTACGCTCATCCTGGCGGCGCTATGCACTGCCAGCAGCGCCCAAATTAAAACCATTGAGGATCTTAAAAGAGAATACTCAATAATCGATAGCCGAAGGTCTGCGATACTGATTAGTGAAAATGCCGCAATGGCAAGTGATCTTATCAAGAGAAACGAGTTTCAGAAGTGGCTCGACTTCTACAACGAGAAAGCCCGGAAGTTCAAGCCAAAGGAACTGATCGAAAACGAACTACCGGTAAAGCTTCCGGAGGTTCACGAATTCATGAACAAGGGGCTGAACTGGACTGATGAAAACGGCAATGCACCGGCGAGGTATTCGCCCAAGCCAGAACTTAAAATAAGTACATGATATGAGAGGCCGAAAGCCCAAGGTCAAAAGACCCATAGACCCCCAGGAACTATTCTTTATGTTCCTAATAACATTAATTGTCTTACTAAACATAATACTTGGTATCCGTGGAGAAATTTAACGCTGATAAATTCACGTTTGCTGATATGCCTGAATTGATACAGGCAGTAAATAAATTGATCGATGGGCAAGCAACGATCAAGGAAGCAATGAAAAGACTGCTAAAGGAAAGGTTTTCTTATCAGGATACCCTTCAATACTTAGAGTCTGTTCACGGACTGAAATATACAATTAGTACTCTTCGCAATTACGTCTGTAATGGGTTTATACCCCATCATCGGGCGGGGTCTACTGTGTATTTCAAGGCTCAAGACCTGGACGCTTGGACCGAATGCGGGTCAAAGTCCGATAGACTGAAGTTCATGGATAAATGGAGGCAAGACCAGGACATAACCCTAGCCTCAAACGCGGGGCTGTATAAGACCTGAATAACCAATTTCAGCATACTATGAGAAAAAACCGAAAGAAGTACGACGAGCCATTGGTGTACCTCCTATTGAGGTTTCACAAAAACAGTTCATTCAAGCTAGGGGCTTTTTTAATTGTGGTTCTGGCATTTTTACCGGCAATCGCAATAGATGCAATGGCCTTCATTTGTTCATCCCTAATACCGAAATCATGGCGCTGACCAAACCAAGAGTAATAAACGGCCAAACGATCACCTTTGATCAAGCCCTGAAAGAACTCAAACGGGAGTTGGCAATGAGGAAAAAGGTTTACCCCAATCGCATCAGTTCCGGGCAGATGCATCAGCACGAGGCGGACAACTACAACGCCCGACTTCTTTACTGGATACAGATGGCCGAAGAGATACAAGACAAGGACCGGGGGCAAGCCAAGCTATTTTAAAACCGATAAGAAACTACACTTATGAGGGGAATAATGTATACAGAGGCAAACTTTAAAAAAGTTGTATCTGGCAGTAAAACGCAATCTCGCCGGGTCATCCCGGTAAAGCATATCATTAATTGGGAGCCGGACCGGTACAAATTCCACTACTACGGTCAGAACGAGAAAGAAGAGGGACGGCACGGAGCGCACTTTGAAGATCTTAGGCCGGAAATAACACCTTGGATAGATACTCTGCCTTCCACCTATCAACCGGGTGAAGTGCTTTACCTAAAGGAACCTTACCAAATAAACGGGATAACCAAAAGGAAAGACAGTTTTGATGCACGGGTAACGTATAAATACCTTGATGGTCCATTTGACATTAGGTGGATAAACAACATCGAAAAACGCGGTCCTTACCCAAATATCAGGAACTTCTCTGAGAGTAATTGGATATCCAAAATGTTCATGCCTCAAAAGTATGCCCGGTACTTTCAAAAAGTCACCGATGTAAAAGTTGAGCGCGTTGCGAACATTTCCGAATCAGATGCAAGGGCGGAGGGGTTCAAAGCGATACCGTGCCATTGTAGTGGAAATGGCATGTATTGCGAAGACTGTTTTAGCACCGGGAAGATGTTTGACGCAAAGTACTTATTTACCCAGGTATGGAACGACATCAATGCCTACACCTGGAAAAAACAAAAAGGGTTTCCGGATCAATTTGTCTTCCCGATGGAAAAACATGACACATGCCGGAAATCCGGCCCTAATAAACACATAATTGCTAACCCTTGGGTTTTCGCATACACGTTTGAGCTATGCGACGATCAAGGAAATAAAATCAACCCGAAATGAAAAAAGCATTCGCAATACTCACACTAATTTTTGCATTCAACCTTGCCGCCGCTCAGGTGATGGATTCTAAACTGGAAAACCTGCCACTAGATACGTTCATACCGGACTCCCTCTATATGGGGGATTGGGCAAGCCCTGAAGTATTTGAAGACTACCAGCGCACAAGAATGCTATATCAATCCGGCAAGGGCTGGGATTTTTGCACCCTGGAACAGCGATTTATCAAGGTGCTGATCTGGACGGGGAAAGAAATGAAACAGGTCCATGCAACCCAGGTCAGTGAACTATGCAATCAGGCCGAAGCAAACGGCATTGATTTAGATGACCCGGAGGCGTCCGTTTTCTTTGGCCCGGAGTTCCAGTATGCAAACCGCGTTTGGTACCTACCCGGAACCACTTCACACGAACACAATGGAGTAGCAATCAAACGCAGCTACATCCTGTCAATTCTCGATTAATAAATTCAATCCACTATAATCAAGTACAATGAAAAAGTTCTTTTCAACTACACTGTTTGTATTTATCGCTTCATTCGCATTTTGCCAGGAAAACGGTCTTTCGCTCACTCCCGAGAATTTCAAACCCAAAATGGTCAGTATGGATTCACTCGGCGCTTTCTTCCGCCAGATCAAAGACGGCGATTGCGAAGCGGACATTTCCCTTGAATTCAAAAAGGCGCAAGGTCTGATTACGGAAAAGCCGTCAACGTCAGTTGTTCCGTTTACCATCAACCACCTGAGCGCCGATATTGATTCGTGGGATTGGTCCGGCAGGATGGAGGTCAGTCCGACCAAAGGCATTAAATTGACTACAACCGAGTTTGGAACCATGAACTTCGAAATCGAAAAGCACTACTCAAACCGGGTCTACACTAAATTGGCGATAAAGAAAGGCAAGGTTAGGGGATTTATGGAATGGTCCGGGTGTAGCTACACCTTTGTGGGTATCGAGGGACTACCGGCAGACTTTACACTGCACGACGGCGACTGCAAGGGGTTTTCCAAGGAATAGATTTTATTATTGGTAATGTTCATGCGTATAGGCCGTACTGATTCGTTCGGTGCGGCTTTTTTAAAACTAAAATCATGCATTTAGATCAGTTAAGAGAGGCAAACCAAAGAAGAAACCAACAGAGCTACAAGAGTTGCGATAATTGGACTGCTTCCGACTGGGGTTGCGCCGTATCCGGAGAGGTAGGAGAACTTTGCAATCTGATTAAGAAGATAAGACGTGGGGACAACATACCGCCAGGGGCCATAATGAAGGAAATAGGAGATATAGCCATATACCTTGACCTCGCTGCTGACCACCTTGGGTTAAGCCTATCGAAGTGCATTCAGTATGCATTCGAAGAGACCTCTAAAAAGATTGGTTCAACTGTTGTCATTCCGGCAATGAGCGATCACGAATATAAACTGATCAACTGCGAGAGGTTGCTTAGGGACCATGTAGCGTATTTAGAATCTAACGAATTAGAGGACGACTTTGAAGAGTTCCGGGAATACGACAATAGATGATTTTTTGCTAAAAACTTGCATGTTTATCACGAAAGTGATATATTTGTATCGAATTCAACTATGTTAACATGGTGTCGAAAGTGGAAATGAAAGATGAAATTGAAATTTTACAAAATGGAAGATAGCAAACAGGCTTTTTCAGATATGGTAAGAGTGGGGCTAATGGAGTTCAGGAAATCAAAAGGACTCACACAAAGAGAGGTCGCTGATAAGATGGGCATACACGTAACCACTTATTCAAAGTGGGAAAAAGGAGCATCACACACCACCAGGACGCCAAACTTGCACACACTTTCTCGTGCAGGTGTAGCGATTGGATTCAGATTGATAGTGGAAAATGGCAAAGTGGTATTCGAGAATCCGGCAGTACTGAATGAAAACCCAGTGGGTGCAGATTCACTTGTTGACTCTCTTTTTAATTACAGAATCACATCCCGCGAATTTAGGGCGGCAGTGAAGTCCTTGAGCATTGACGAGATCAAAACTAACTTATCAGAGTTGAGCAAATTCGTAGAGATCGCCGAAAGAGAGGGCGGGGCAAGTATGTTGTCTTTCTGTAAAGAAGTGGAAGGTATTTTAATGGAAAACCTTCCAGACTAACGCACAGTTAGTCAGTTTGTTAGTCGGTCAAAAAACGGAGTATTTGAAATTTATTTACAATAAATTGACATACAGTTAATTAGGAATTAACGTATAGACAGGGTCACTTAACACTGGATTAAGCCAACCAGCATTATTTTGTGTTAAATAATATTTCTTTCAACCTATACAAGGCTGAAGACTTAAAACCTACATTTTTCCTAATCTCCTCATTGTCAATTTTCTGATAATATAACACATTTTTTAATTGATTGACGCCAGTTATCACTTTTGTTAGCCGGAAGTTAGTCAGAAAGTTAGTCAGTATGAGTCATCATGTAATGATTGAAACGCCGACCAAAGAAATGGCGAATGTGATTGCAATGCTATTTGAGCATCCAGACGTGTTTGAACACTTGTCAGAACTCAAACCTGAGTTCAGTGAATACCTTGAGGGCGATTGGGAAGTAGAGGTATCATTTCGAGAGAACGTTGGAAGTGCCGAAAACGAAGTCATCATTTCAAATTGAAAGATATGACCACTATATCAGAAATATCAACCCACAAAGCAGTTAGGGTAGGAGACGAGATACAGATCATACTCAAGGGGTTTAAAGATCCTTTTCCGGGCGGTTTCGATCTGTCCTGCCCTGATGAGCTTTTATACACCATCCCGGCCCGAAACGAGGACGATGTTTTTTCCATCATGGAGGGGTTTATAGCGACCAACGGGTATTTGACTGCGGATTTTAAACGAGAAATGAATCATCAATGAATAAGCTAAAAGTTTTCAACCCATACGACCCTTCAAGCAAAGGATATCACCTATCTGCCTTCATTAGAGTAGACAAGAGAAACGGCAAACCATTTTCGAGGCGTGTTGTTTTCGGTGACTTTTTGAAGCAATACGGGATTCACCTTGAAGGTCAGACTGATCTCTGTTATCCTGACAAAAACCCATCCGGCGTAAAGGTTTATCACTGCGTATTGCACAAGGATATACCGGTTGAGAACATCGGCATTATCGAGCAAATGTATGGTTTCAAGGACTCGCTTATAAGTATATGCATTGACCAAAATGATGATCGGTGGTTTTCCTTCTGGTTCAACACTGAAAACCACTTTTGCGAACTAGTTAGGTTTTCCTGGGGTCGTACAACTTGGTCAAAGATGTATCCTTCGTTTGCCGAGATGATGACCGAAATCAGATCGGTTGAAAAGATAGACGACCTGTCAGAATTGAATATATCGGACAATTAAAATCAACGAACAATGGTAAACCTAAATTACATCAATTGGATAGACGGGATGTTAAATAGTATCGCAGAAAAGTACTTGGCTTGGACCTCTTTCAATATCGAACCCTATTCCGAACATACGAGCGAAAAAGTGAAGTTTTATAAGAGGATTGTTATCAGGGTTTCCGGTATCGACCCATTTGACATAAGCAGTGAAGATAAAAGAGATATACCACCTGATAATAGTTCAATTCATTACACTAGTGGGCCATTAAGCGATTCATTCCTTAAAGATGAGGACATCTACGAATCAATCATCTTGCTTATTTGTCGCCGGTTCCCGGACGTAACAAATGATGTTTGGGGCCTCGATCAATTCCACCTGAATACCGCAACATAAAAGGCCCTTACAATGAACTGGATTTACACACCACCGCCAAGGATAAACAGAAAGGCCGTAATTCGCTGGCATGTTCAGTGGAAATGCCCGGTATCAGTCTTTTGGTTGCCTGGACCCGTTCAAGGGTTTCCTTGGATTAACTCGACCTATACAAACAGTTGGCCGGAAGAAGCATTCTTGCCCGACACATGGGCAAATATACCTGATCACCCAGTAGGTCAATTCAATGTGTCTGGAATCGTCCATAAGGTCAAGTGCTGGCCGGAACACTTTCAATCTGTCCGGCGCGGGGAAAAGAAGTCTGAACTTCGGTTCAACGACCGGAACTACAAAGTTGGGGACGGGGTGATACTTGAGGAGTGGTGCCAATTCACAAAGGAATATACCGGGGAAAAGGAATTCGTAATCATAACGCATGTACTCAATTGGAATGATGGTGATTTCGGCTTGAGGGACGGGTATTGCATGTTTTCATTTAAAAAATAGATCAATGAACGATATTTCAATATTAGACAAGATCAAAAAGATATACAACAAGGCCAATAGCGCCCGTCAGATCGGAAGCTTGGAAGAAGCGAATTCCATGTTTGCGGCGATGCACAAAATTATGGCTCGGCATGATATAGAAATAGCAGATGTAAAGTCTCATGACCTCGACCCAGGATCTAGGATATTCGAAACTAACGACGGGGCACGGTACGATTACACATATCAGCGTGTTCTTTGGGGCGTAATAGCTGAATGCAATAATTGCAAAAGCGTATATGTCGCCTACTACAAGAAAATGTATTTAGTGGGAAGAAAAAGGGACATAGAAATGGTTGAATACATCTACTCAATAGCCCTACGTACTTTTTCTGATATATGCAAGAAGTCCTGGAAATCAAGGGTTGAAAAAGAAAAGAATGCCGCCCTGAAGCGATACGGGGGCAAATGGACAATCAAAGAACTAATTGACTGCAATTGGTTGCCTCGTCGTGAATTGTTTAAGAAATCCTTTTTCCTCGGCGCTGCTAATGGCCTTAGATTGAGGTACGAGCGAAGTAAACAGGAGCTAACAAAGGAATATGGAGATAGCTATGCCACGCAGTTGATAAAGACAAATCAACTAGTAGAATCCTTTATTGAAAAGAAGGGCTACAAATCAGGAAGGAAATCAGGTGGAGGAGACTGGGATATGCTTGCCTTCCTGAAAGGAGAGTCAGTCGGAATGGGTTTTTCTCCATCCAAGCCAATAAAAGGCGACGAACAGGAGGTGTTGAGACTGGGGTAGACAGTCCTGTAATCACTATTAACCACAAGCCCACACCCACCAACCGCACTAACTGCGAACTGTGCATAGGGGGACTGGTCGGGGTGAAAGCGTTTTATATGAACGTCGGGGGTTGGTTCGATTCCAACCGTGGGCACTAAGTAAACTATTTTAAAATGACATCTGATATTTGGTTGATGATAGGTATGTTTTTGGTCGGTTTCACATCCGGCGCAGCAATCGTTTTTTTGATCTGGTGCTTTAAGACATATCCAGATGATTTATACGATGAAATGTTCCCTGAAGAGATGCTAGGAGGGGAATGATATTGTTCTGAAACAGATAAATAAGACAGCTATGGCAGAGGTTAAAATAGAGGACTACAGGGGTTTTGAAATAACCTTCAATACTGAATATTGTACGTTTTCCGCTTGGTCGAACCACTATGATGATGAATTAACTAGCAGTTCATTCAAGGGGGTAAGATTCCAAGTGGATAAATTCATAAAGGATAATGCTCACTTTCAGAAGTTCCGGGTTCAGAAGCTCTCCCAATCAAGCTACAACGTTAACTGCCTCGGAGAGCCATTTTTGATAATCGGAATAAGAAAGGACAAAAAACCGGTTTACATTGGCGGCGATGGTAAAAAAGGTCAATAAATAAACACGATTTGTGCAATTACATCCTATTTGACCCTGACAACATGGAGATAAAAAAGAGGCTTGTCGAATTGGAATCTGAATTAAAAAATTTCCGCGCTTCTATACTTTCCCAAAGGGAAGAATTATTAAGCAGGATGAAGATAGTAAAATTGACTACTCACATTAAAGATATCCATCAATGAAAACGTGGACACTAAAGCGCACAGTACAGTGTTCCAACTGCCCGTGGAAAGTGTCATCTGATACCCACAAGATCCCGCACGGATATAGCGAGGAATCACATTGCGCACTTATACGCACGATAGCGGAACCGGGACAGATCAGGGTAAGTCCAAAGATTCAGGTAATGGCATGTCACCACTCGAAACCCGACAAACCCGAGCATTGCGTAGGGTGGCTACACAATCAGATCGGACCCGGAAATAACATTCAACTGAGACTTAAAATGCTCAGTTGTGAGAATGCGGAAAACATCAGAGTTAAGGGACAGCAGCACGAACACTTTGAAGATACATTGCCCTGGAATAAAAAAGACAATAATGGATAACGATAAATTATTCACCCTAACAAGGGAACAGCAATCACACTTCAACCGGCTCAAAGCAGCTATAGAAATGTGTCACCAAAACGGTGTTGTTTTTTACAACAACTACGGCACCCTCGGCGCATTGAATGGCCGGTATTTCATGAAAGACGCATACAATGACATAAGGCGAGATTTTTCTATAGAGAACGTCGGCCAACATTCGCACAACGAGGTAGAACTAGAATGTGGGGAGTGGTCAGATGATATGCATTTTTTTCAGCCCAAATGAAACCAACAAATCAAATGATCGAAGCAAATGAACTCAGAATAGGGAATTACTTTCAAATTCATTCAGCCGGGAAAGATATTTTCTTCCGCGTTTCTCAGATTTCAAAAACGGGAGTATCGCACGGAACTACCGGGCAATCAGGTTATCGCCTTTTCACTTACAAGATGATTAACCCCATCCCGATAAACAAAGAATGGTTATCTAAATTCGGATTCAAAGAATGGGGTGAAAACATGATGCATGTAGATGCATGGAGTCCAGGGCACCCATCACAGAGATTTGATATCGATTGGCGCGAAGATATGGGGATTATAACAAAATCAAGATATCAAGGTGACCGTTTTGATGACTTCAAAATGAGGCATATAAATTGCGTTCATCGCCTTCAAAACTTATTCTTTTCACTGACAGGGCAAGAGCTTTCCTTCATCAAAAGCAAAACTTAACAATCGCAATGAAAAAACAATTCAAAATCGAAGGAATCGGAATCTTCTACACTGGTGATCCCGAAGTAGGGAAAAGTGACGCACGTTGGGATATGTCCGGCACTCTTATTTTTGACTCTAAACAAGAATTCGAGGAGTTCAAAAAATCCCTTTCTGATCTGTTTGAAGAATACCTAACAGACACGCCCGTAGCAATATCCACATATGAAGAAATGGCCGACAATGCGCCAACGGAATATGATTAACAACTTAAAACTGATTAATATTATGAAGCCTTCAGAGTTCGTTTCGAAACTGGTTGCAGAAAACAAGTTAGAGCAGGCATTAAAATACATTATTGATTCAGCAAGGGGAACACTCCCTAAAGTAGTGGACGAAGCCTCCCTTGCATCCGGAAGGTATAACACGAATGAAGACGAGTATTTGGCTGGCACCAAACAGGAATCGCTCTATAGCACAGAACTCAACAAAATAAGGAGGCAAATCCTTAGCCTCGGAAAATCCTTAGATTAGTCAAAATGTTAGTCAGGAAATTAACTGACTAACACACAAAGAGATTATATTGTTAAAAAATTTGCTAAAGGTCAAAAGAATATTATCTTTGTAACATCACTCCGCGATAACAAATCAACCTATTTATTCAAACTACTCTTAAGAAAAAGCCAAGGGCTATATCGTGCGCTGGTTAGTTCTGGTGTGGGTATTGGCATGCCCTTGGTTGCTTGGTCAAACCAGGGTTTTAGTAACACGCGAAGATGTTCAAAACCCTTTTACAGTGCAGCCGGAGCGGTTGCACTTTTATAGAGATTTAAATGGGTGAATTAATAGTTAAGCAATTAGTTAGCTCCGAAGGCGGATCTACCCCCGCCTTCATTTTTTAGCCTTGATTGATGATCTATTAATTATGAGCGTAACGGTAAAAGTCATAACGAAGAAATCTTGGTATCGCTTTAAGACGGATGACTATGCGCTAAAGCTTCAAGTAACTCATAAGCGCATACCCCGTTACGTTCATCTTCGAAAGTACATCTCTTGGGATGACTGGCAATCCGTAAAGTCAGGAAATTCAAGAAGACAACATATAAAGGCGCTGCAAACGTCGTTCAATACGACAGAGAAAAAGGCCCTGGAAGTGATAGATTCAATGGATGAATATAGCTTTCAGGAGTTTAAGGCCAAATGGACTGCGCTGGTGAATGGTGATTTTGTTCCATCTATGTTATCCGCGTTCGCTCTATTTGATGCAGAACGCCAGAAATGCGTCATCGAAGGGCGGATATCAGCGGCACGCAATTACAAGTATGCTTGTAAATCGCTGTGCCGCTGTTTTGGTGTTCAAGATTTTGATTTATCATCATTGACTAGTGATGACTTGGTGAAATATGATAATTGGTGCCGATCAAAGGGAAAATCACCAACTACATACTTAGCACTATTGAGTGCCATAGTGAAATCATGTATAAGGGCGGGAAAAATTCCCCCGGATAGAAATCCATTTAATGATTTCAGGATAAAAAAAAAGAGGACAATAAAACACGTTATGTCCACATCGGACATAAGCAAGATACTATCTGAGAAGCCCATAGAATTCTCTATGCATGATCAGGCCAGGGACTTCTTTCTTTTCTCGTACATGGGAGAAGGTATGAACATGGCGGATATACTAAGACTAAAGAACAGAGACCGAAGAGGTCATTATTTTCACTACATCAGAAAAAAAACCAAGGACTCGTCAGGCACTATCATTCATGGCAGGACTTTGATCCTGCCGTACATGGAAAGAATAATCGAAAAGTGGGGCAACCCAATGAAGGGAGACAACGAAAGAATATTCGACGTTCTTTCGGACGACATGACACCGGAGGAGGTTGATAAAGCAACATCTAGTCTGCTTTCAAAAATAAATAGAAACCTTCGGGCTTATTCTAGTAAGATAGGACTAGAGATAAAAAAAAGGGACTTCAGGTTTTACACAGCTAGGCATATGTTTGCCTCTATGATGGAGGCAACCGGGTTCTATTCAGTCTCGCAGATATCACGTATGCTTGATCATACTTCCACGGATACAACCCAAGCGTATCTAATGACACTTGCGCCTACTGACGACCAAGTAAAAGAAGAAATCACCCGACGACAGGAAGCACTTGGTTTAAATATGAAGGTCGCGTAAGAATTCGCTATTTATAGTTATTAAACTTTGACCGCGTTAGTGGTTTTTCACGGTCATTTTGAATCTAAGATTGAAGTTAGAGGCCACCCGCTTTGTGGGTGGCCTTTTTTTTGTTCTTGTGAGAAAAATATGTATTTTTATGCTACATAATACACTTTATGACTATACAAGATTTTTCTCGTGAGATTGCACAGGGACTCACAAAGACTTTGCCCGACGATGTAGACTTCGTACTTGTGTTCGTGCCCAAGGGAGGTACACCGGTATCCCATTCGTCTATGGAGGGCAAAAGAATGCTTGCTGTTCTATCTCAGGTTGTCAAAATGCTTAGGCGTACAACTAATCTTCCATCAATAAGGCGCATCAGAAACAACTAGGATGGCCCTAATCTATATTATCTCAAGGATCGTTGATTCATTGCTGTCAATTGTGATAAAATGCTCACTTGTCGCGCTTATCGCATTGTCATCTTACAGCTTGTATAGGTCAACACTTACATTCAATATCGATCATATCCGGCAGAGAGAATCGACATACAAAGGCGATCGGGAGAATGCAGCCGATTTAGAGGCATTCATTGGCATTAGCGTACTTGACGAAATCGAGGATGGGTACTACTCCTCGCCAGAACGATTAGACACGATTGTGCCAACAGGGATAACTGGTTTCGATTCCATCGAATTTAAATTCCCGCACCCAGATATATTAGACCCGATATATCCCCCCGACACCGCACAGACAAAGAAGCCAATTGAAGACCTGCCCGATTCTTATTGGGTGAAGATTGAAGACAGGGTTTTTTACTGGTCGTGCCCACATACGAAGGTTAACAAGTTCAACATTTCGAAGCTAGGGGAAAACGGTCTATGGGTGCCCAAAGCAAACGAAAGGCATTGCAGGTTCATACCCATGCTATCCCTATCTGGTGTATTAGCTACGGTATATGTGACCGATCCGGAAAGGTCTATGACTTACCCCCAAATACTTCTGGAAGGTGAAGTTTATGATTTCACAGAAGTGGTAACTAGATGCACTCCTAATAACTTAACACTACGCCAATGATTCCTATTTTAGCAACCGAAGCCTCAACTAATTTTTGGTCCAGAATAACCATTCCTTTGGCCGTGCTGGCAGTTGTATTGTGCATTTATTTCCTGTTGGTATCGGCGGTGGCAATCTCGGGTAGTCAAAATGACCACGCAGAAGACGCAGCCCCAAAAGAACATGTAAAACGGACATATACAGAGATAGTAGACAAACTACCTGATTCATATTGGTTGAAGCTTGAGAACGGGGTCCTATATTGGTCGTGCCCTGGATCTAAGGTTAAGGCATGCGAATTCCCCCACTTGAAAGAAGATGACACATGGTTGCCGCAGTTTGGGCACCCTGATTGCCACTTTGTTTCATTTGTAATAATTGACGAAAACGGCCCAAAGGCTTATATCGATTCCTATTACGACCAAGTGGGAAGTTTGCCGGAGGTTATCAATCTACGAAATGGAGTAGTATATGACGTTTCAGGAATAGTGCAAGGGCAAGGGGAAAAAGTAACGGTAGGTGAGTACACAAAAACAACGGGTATAATTACAATAATGCGAACCAGTGGTGAAACAATCAATATAACAGAATAAACCACATAACCGATGAACGAGTACATTGAACCAGACAAAAAACCATTTGAGGGAATACCGGACGACGTTTTCGACCGGATTATAACGGGAGGCGCTATTGCAATATTAGTGTTGGTTCTTACGGCAATGGTGATCGTTTCTAGCATGCAAGGAGACGAGCAAATAAAAGGGTGCCCTGGTCCCGAATTAAAGCACCAAACCGAAAGTTTAAAATATACCTAGTATGAAAACTCTTTACAAATATCTGTGGTCAAAAACCCCTATAATGAAAATAGCTGTCTACACAATCATTTTTTTGTACTTGGCTCCTTCGTGTGATCGCCTACTTGCGCAAAATCACCAATGGAGTTATCCTGTAGAAAGATATCAGTCCACAACTACCACTGAAAACAACTTTAGATTCCATCCATATGTGGCCCCATGCCCTTACGGCTGTTCATGGACAGAGAATGACTGCCCGTTAACAAACAAACCAGTAATAGTATATGATTGTAGTGGATCGCACGAAAATACGGGGCGCGAATTAAAATTCACCCTTGGAATTGCCGTTGACAAAAGTGCTTTTGAAAAGGTTAAGGCCCGTTTTTGGGAGGCTATGAGGCAAGCGGCGGAAGGATTCATTGAGTCTGTAAAACCGGAATTTGCGGCAGAAAGAGCGAAGGTTAACCTAACGGTCCAACAAAAGGTTTTGCTTGAATACGAACTAAATGCTATCCATGCCCAATACCAGTATCATCAGGCAGCAAAAAAAGACTTCCCTGGTAAAAGCATTGAAAGGATGTGCCAAATAATAGGTTTATTGGATTTGTACACAGGGAATTACCCGGAGTGCGAAAACGAAATCAACTTAACCCGACCCATGCCGGAGCCAGCGTACAGGGCCATTGATCCGGAATCACTAGGAGTTCTGTTGGAGCCGAAAACATTGCCTGTTGACACGATTCCCGGTTGGGACTCTATCAATATAGTCACCTTTGACACGTTTCCAATGCCATTTATTGATATTAACCTTTGGAGGTTACAATACCGAGGCGATGGAGAGTTTACCAAATACTTAAACAGGGAAAAACACAAACAAGGGGAAAACCCGCAAAGCAAAAACAAATAGGATGGACCTAATCAAAAGGCTTGTATTGTCTTTCTGCGTAGCAATAGCCTGGGAAATGTTTACAAAAAGACCTCAAGGAGCAAAAATGTTTAACATAATTGGAAAAAATATCCTATTTTGTAAGCCACAATCGTTAATAACAAAGCAATCGGCAAAAAAAACATCTCATGGATCAATTACTAGCATTTTCATTATTCTGCTTGTCTGCCTCTTTGATTTTCTTAGGTGTCACCATGATATTCCAAAGGCAAATCCAAATCCGGGAGATAAGAAAGAATAATGAATTGCTAAGGGCTTTCAGAGAATTTGCAGGGCAGATCGAGTTAGAGAACTATAGAGCGCCAGAAGGAAGGAAAACAAAGCTGTACGTTCTCAGGGCTGACCAGACGGAAAAACTACACATTTCAGTATAAAGAAATCACTATGGATAATTTCGTTGCAGGATTCGCTGTTATAGGGATCTTCTTTTTGGGTTTGGTGTATATCGCCCAACAAAGGCAAAAAATAATCAAACTAAAACAAGACCAGAAATGGCGAAGGACAAAGGACAAGGCGGCGTAAAAAAGCTAAGTGCGAAGCAAGAGAAGTTCTGCCAGCATTATGCCGTTTTCGGCAATGCAACGCAAGCGGCCATAGAAGCCGGTTATAGCCAAAGATCGGCTAGGGCGATGGGTTCTGAGAACTTAACAAAACCAGATATCAAGGCCCGTATAGCAGAAATATTATCACCGGCCTTAGAGGAGCTAGGAGTTTCAAGGGACTACTTGCATTCACGATGGTACGCGGCTGTTTCGCTAGACCTCGCTTCGGTTTATTCTCGTATCAAGTTCACCAAGAAAGCCCCGCCAGATCTTTCAGATCTAACCGACCAGGAGAGGAGTTGTGTAACAGCAATAAAAAGAGTGCAAGGCGCTTGGGTTGTTGAGTTCATAGCGAAAGAGACAGCACTGAAGGAATTGAGCCGATTGTTGAAGCTAGTCAAGGAAGGCAACGAAACCAACATATTCGTTGGAGATATCCCCGGCAAATCTATTTCTGACGATGGTCATGTAATTGACGACGAAAGAATAATAACCAGTGAGGACGAGATGATAAAAAAGTACGGATAATGGGGGATGGACAAGCAGAAGAAAATAAGCGACAAATCGAGGAAAGTACATGAAAGGTATGAGGACTGGGAGCCATTTGTAAACGGACCGGCACAAAGAGTTGAGATTATAAATACGAAAACCGGCGAAAAAAAACTCTTGTTTGAAGTAACAGAGTGCTTTTTGATATTATGGAAAATATGGGGCCAATTCGAAGGCATTGTAAGCCAAGGAGGCACCAACAGTTCAAAGACCTACTCTAAAATGCAATTGCTCTGTATCAAGGCAATAGAGAAGAAAAGAAAGATTAGGGTAATTGGTCAGGATCTACCAAACCTCAAGGAAGGACCTATTGCGGACCTGGATGCAATAAGGAAGTCATCGCCCGTACTCAATGAGTGGATTGTTGACCACCACGGAGGGGATCACCTGTACACCTTTTACAATGGATCTACCATTCGAGTAAAAAGTGTTTCAGACGCCCAAGACGCAAAGCAAGGAAAGAGCGCCATTACGTTTTTCAACGAGGTAAACGGGATGAAGGAAGAGGAGTACGACGAGCTTGCAGACCGGACAGACGAAAAGGTCCTAATGGACTTCAATCCGACAGCTAAGTTTTGGGTCCACGACAAGCTGTTGGGAGAACCTGGGTTTGTTCGGATAATAACGAATTACACCCACAACCGGTTCTGCCCACCGAAGATTATCAACAAGTTGCTGCGTTATCAGGAAACTAACCCGCATAGGTGGAAGGTGTATGGTTTGGGTTTGACAGGCGTCACACAAGGAACAATCTTTCCGGTCGTCAATTGGATAGCGCCGGACGAGTTTCCACCTGTAGAGAATCTGCGAAGGTATGGATTCGGATCTGACTACGGATACACAAACGACCCAATTACGCTAGTTGAGGCCGGACTGTACCAAGGAAAGATATACGCCAGGGCGTTGCTGTATAATACCGGGCTTAAGACCAGGGAATTTGCTTCCATTCTGGAATACCTGGATATCAAGCCCTGGGATGTAATCGCCTTTGACGATTCGCAAGCAAAAGAGCAAGCGGACTTACTGCGAGATGAATACGGCTTCAATATCGTTGCCGCCAACCGGCGAGGAGGATCTATAGAGGCCGGAATAAAGTTGTTGAAAGAATATCCGCTGTATATCGTAAAAGACGAGAATTGGCAGAGGGAGCAGGAAAATTACAAGTGGATCGAGACGAAATCAAAGTTCACGGACCAAAAGAAGCCCGTAGACAAGTTTAATCACCTGTGGGATGCTCTAAGGTACTGGGCACTCGAAATGCTTGGAGAACCCGAGCAGGAGGATTACAAGGAAGAGACAGTTTTAATCTAAAATAACAAATATGCAAGATCTAGGATTTGATGAATGGTTCGATTTATTCACCGATAAATGCAAGCAACGGGGTTACATCGGTCCAATTGACAAATACTCTTTTGAATGGAATTGGGAGGATGGAGAAACACCCGAATATGCGGCTGAGGAGTTTGTAAAAGAAATGAATTCGTAATAATCTAACGCACAAATAAACACAAAACACTTTTAAGATGACTTACAAACAGGCATTCGACGCCAAAAAGTTTCAGAACCCAAGAATTGCCAATTTGGTACAGGCAATTGTAGACGCAGAGCATGACTTTGCGGCAGCAAGGGCAGAGAGAAGCCTTTCGGGCATTCTCATTTCTTTAACCCAGGCATTCCCGACAGAAAAAGCCGGAATCCAGCCTATCCTACAGGGTAAGTCTCAAAGGGCTACCACCACCTCGACGCATCAAGGCGGGGCGAGTGTGCGTTTCGTTGATCCAAGTAAAAAAAAATTGACACCTATCCGGCCTATCAGTCAACCAATTGTCCTACCTGCTGAACCTGAAAAAGAGGAAGAGGAAGGATCTGAAGACACAAGCGGTGAAACGGTCTCTTTTACAAACCCCAAAACAGGGGAAGAGGTAGAGGTGCCGGTTGTGAAAAAAGAACCCGGCCCCGTAGAGAAAAAAAAAGAGCTTAACCCGTATGTAGCAAACGGCGGTGACTTGGACAGGGATTCAGTGGCTACAGGCCTGGATAAAGTCAACGGCATCACTCCGAAAATGGTTATGGGCTGCAAAGACAAAAAGGAACTTATGGCGCTTTTCTCTGGGAACGCTCATTTGTTCGAACGCTTTTTTGAAGTCTATGGCCTGGAACGGGGGAACACCAGGAGCGTGACGGGGTATGCCAACAAATTGTGGAAGCACTACAACCAAGCTAAATGAATACACAAACCGACACCGGCGCTGATTTCTTCATTCCTTTGTCTTGCATGGACATCACTTATAAGCAGTTCATAGAATTCCGTGCTGCCGAACAGGAGTTTTTCAAGGCTAATCAGCCTGATGAAGACGACCAGGGTGAAGACGAAGGATCAGAAGAGGATAACAGCGCCGGTGAACCAAACTACACTGACCCGGAGTACATCAATAAGATAGAAAGATCGACTTTTCACATGGTAAATGTATGTAGTATGCTTTGCCGGGGACCGATTGAATCTATACCCATTGCAATCGCCGGGGACAATGTCGCCCAACTAATCGAAAGTGGGTTTACATTTGGATTCAATGACGAGGTAACACTTATCCGCCTTTACTGCCACATTGTAAACCTCATCAACGGATACAAACCCCATAAGCCCACCAAAGATTACCAATACACCTGGCTGGGCGTTGAGTACTTCATAGACCCAAACGAAGCCTACGACGCACTCACCGGACAATCTCATACGGTGGGGGAGGCCCTGACAGTTTTGCAACTTCAGAAACAGGCGGTAGCGGTGATCGAGCAGAAAGGAGATAAAGACGGCAACGTATCATTCAACCTTGGATTAGGCGAATTGGCCGTCCTGCTTCGACCCAAGGGAGTAAAAGTGCCGGTTAGTAAAAAGGAGCGTACAGCGTTTATCAACCGGCAAAAGAAGATATTCGAAGATCTCCCTTTGTCGGTCGTCCTGGACGTTCGTTTTTTTTTGCTTCATACTTTGATAAGGTTAGCCAAAAAAAGGCTTACCGACACTTTTTCAACCCGCCCGAAGACGAAACGCAATCTATCAAGGATAAAAACAGCGCGGAAGCTGAAAGGGCTAAAGTCAAAGCGCAAAACACTTGGAAGGTACTCGGCTGGGATTACTACTACCAACTGGCGCTGAAAGAACGCTGGTTTGAACGGTCGGATGCAACGCCAATGGAGGCAATTTTTTACGCAGATTTTGAGGATCTGTGTTTTCACGTAAGCAATTACAATTATCTGAATAGGTAATGCAATTAACAAGAGACGACTTTATTTCAATATTCCGGCAAATGGTGATGGCGTACCCGTACTCTCCATGTACGCAGATCAACACCTTTGCCGTAGTGGACAGTATCGCCGACCTGGAAACATCGAATTTGGGGGCGACCTATCAGGACTATTTGGACGGCTCATTTTGGTCACGCAAATGGGTGATGCAAGGGGCCGATCCGGATACCCTATGTAAAGAGTATCCAATGTTGGTTTTGGAGCAAAAGAAGGGTAGGAAAAAGGACATACTCGAAAGTACTACCTGTCTTGATTGGTGGTTGGTGTTCATGGATGTACCCGACTGTGGGGACTGTAAGGATGAATGTAAGCGCAGTATTGCAAAAGTCGATTCTGATCTCAGAGATATGGTAGAAGTAATTCTAAAAGAGGTGAAAAGATTCGCCTTGTACAGTATAACAGACGGCGAGTCTAATGTTTCCCAGGTATGGGCAACGGATGACCAGATACAGCACTGGTTCGCCACCGGCGCAATAATTGACTACACCAATGACTGCGGGGACATATTGCCATTTTTAGATTGCGGTATACCGGTAGACATTTGCGCGGCGGACGTGGGTAACGTCGATCAGGCAAGGGCAATTTCCATCATGATCCGCGCATGCGATTGCCACGACATAGAAACCGAATTTGATTATACGCTGGAAGTGCCCAAGGGTATAGCTCGAACAAAATGTGAAGGATGTTAGAGCCGAGACGGAGAAGCAGTGAGGATTCGTTCATGTTGGCTTTGTCGCTACTCATGTTTCTATTCGCTGCTTTGATATTGGTCGTCCTGGGGCTTTTATTGATTTTTTCTTAAAACATTTTACTATGCTGAGTAAGAATACAAGGATCAAGATTTCAAACATCGCTGCTGTTTTATTCATGCTGTCGCTGCTTACAGCATGTATTCGTGTCTTAAGGATTACGTGGTATTTTGACAAGGTGCTTTTTTGGTGTGGCGTGGGCGCTTCTCTTGCAGTCTTGGTTGTATCCATTTTCAACCCAAGATCATCAAGGGACCTAAAACCCAAAGGCACTAAAAGGGCAGTTAGGCCGGAAGACATCGATACGACAATAAAAAACCAAAGGCGGTACATAGAGAGCAATATTGCCTTTTGCACATCGGATACAGCAATTAAGGAGTTGACGGCGATATTTCATAAAATCGGCTACGACAATATGTCGGAACCAATGGCTAAGGATTTTTACAAGGATTTCAGGGTTGACGGCAGGAGTGAAAGGCATTTAGAATTAATGGGTGAAGTCTGCCACCACTTAAGAATCAAGGAAGCGCAAAAAATGAATTACGCGCAGATATACGCATTAGCTGAATGATCTTAGCCGAAAACATATTACGCTCTTCACTCCTCAAGGCGACGAACTTCCTAAAGCGGAAGATTCAGGATGAACTACGGGCACAGGGTCACGTAGCGACGGGTAGAGGAGTAAATGACATCGATATTGTCATATCACCCACTCAGGACGGATTTAAGACTGAAATCAGAATGCAAGACTATTTGCTGATCGTCGATAAAGGCGTACCGGCAAGCCGTGTTCCGTTTGGTGGCAGAACGGGTCGGGGTAGTACGTCCCGTTATATTGAGGCGCTGATAGAGTGGATAGGCATCATTCGTCCATCCTTGGCGGAAGCAGAAGCTAGATCATTTGCTTTTGCCATTGCCAATAAGGCAAAGCAGGAAGGACACCCGACACGCGGAAGCTTTGCGTTTTCGAGTAACGGGCGGCGCAAGGAATGGGCCAGATTCGCAGTCGATCAGAATCTTGACGAGTTTGAGGTTTTGCTGGACCTGGGGCACTTCGTAGCGGTCACATTTGAAAACTTTGTCACCGACATTCAAAATACTGTTGTAGGATGAATTGCATAACTGATTGTTCGGGTATTGAATACGATGGACCCTGCAAAGGTTCAAGACAGATGAAGCCCAAGGAGTTAAAGTTGAAATTCGAAAATTTAGAAGAAAAAGAAAGGTTCTTGAGGGCGCTTTTAAGTAATGAGTCAGTTACTATAGGGACTGACTCAAATGGGTTTTCAAAAGTAGTGTTCTCTTCAAATAAAACTACACGACTAACAAAAAATCATTAGTCGTAAGACACAACAAATAAACACAAGCTACTCATGAAAATAGTTGCCTTTCAGGTAGAGATAGGCGGCATTCGTGGAGTTGTAAACGATCTAAACAGCGTTAAGGCCGCAATCAGGGCCACGAATGACGAACTAGGCAACGCCACCCGAGGAACGGCTGAATACCAGCGGCTACAACGTCAGTTGGGAGGGCTGAAGCAAATACAAAGCGAGATCCGGGCCGAAACTCGCAATCAGCAGCGTGAATTCGTACAGGCCGCTGATCGTGGCCGTAGATCCTACCGCGCACTTAACGCGGAGCTAGTCAACCTCAAAAATCAATTCAGAGAATTATCAGAAGAAGAACGTCGTTCCGGAGTCGGTCGAAACCTCGTCCGGCAGATCCAAGCCTTAGACGGGGAACTAAAGAAGATCGACGCCAGTATAGGCCAGTATCAGCGAAATGTCGGCAATTACCGTCAGGCGCTATTGGGTGTAGGTGATCTCGTAACCGGTGGTTTACTCACTGGCGGACTAATTGCGGTTGGTCAGGCTGTTCAAAGGTCTTTTGCTGACGGTCTGAATACATTCCGGGAGTTTCAGCAGCAGATTGCAGAATTACAGGGTGTGAGCCAATCGACAGCGGAAGAAATCGCCCGGTTAGAAGAATTGGCGAAGCGACTGGGAGAGACGACGCAATTTACCGCTACCCAGGTAGCAGAACTTGAAACCATATTTGCCCGGTCGGGTTTCGGAGTAGAACAGATCGAAGCGGCGACAGCGGCGAGTCTGGACTTTGCCATTGCTACCCGGTCAAGCCTGGAAGATACGGCCAACGTTGTTACCGGTGTTATTTCCGGCCTGGGACTTGCGGCAGATGAAACCGACAGAGTAGCAAATGTTCTCGTTGACTCATTCAATAGCACCAAGCAAAGCCGGGAGGCATTTGCAAACTCGCTTCAGTTTGTAATCGGTACGGCCAGGGCGGCAAATGTAGAGATAGAGGAATTAGCAGCCGCTCAGGGTGTTTTAGCTGATGCCAACTTTTCAGGATCAACGCAGGGTACCGCATTGCGGCGGATCTTGTCGGACCTATCGACTGAAAGTAGCAAGCTATCTAGGGCTGTTGGATTCTCAATTGAAAGCAGCGAAGACCTGACCAGGGCGTTTAAAGTACTCGCCGAGCAGGGAGTAGATAACGAAAGGGCTTTTGAATTAGTCGGTCGTACTTCACAGGCGGCACTCGTTACCCTTGTTCAAAATGCCGATAGAGTAGAGGAGTTGGCCGGACAGTTTGACCGCTCGTCTGAATCTGTAGAGGCGTTCAGCAAAACGGGTGAATCGCTTGGAGAATTCGCCGGTGTTGCGGCGGCTACTGCTGCCGTCGTCGGTGACACCTTGGAGCAGGACCTATTAAAAGCTCGTTCAGCCGTCGAAGGGCTTCAAATCGAGCTATTCGAAACAAGTCAGGGCGGTTTGCGTGCCATCGTTCAGGGATTCACGTCTTTCGTGAGCCTCATAACCGAAAACCTGACCCCGGCCCTTAGTTTCCTGTCTCGCGTATTTGCGCCAGTAGGAGAAGCGGCGGGAAGACTTTTTGAGGCGCTAGGTTTTGGCCGGGAACAGGCGCAAGGATTGGGTGAAGTACTGTCTGATTTCTTGATAAACGCCATTGTATTCCTTGCTAATAGTATTGAGGGACTGATCAATAACGTTACGTTCGTCGTTAACGCATTCAGGTCTTACGTGGCCCTGCTGGATGATGCCACAGGAATAGTAACCCGATTTGCTAACGGGTTCAGGGTTTTGGTTGCACTATTCCAAGCGACGCCGAACATATTGAACGGGTTAAGCGAGGCCGTTCAAAACATATTCCAAAACTTGTCAGTCGGCTTTCAGCGTACTGTTCTAAATGCAAGGATTGCAATAAATGACATTCGCGGTCTTGTTTCATCCGCTTCGAGGGATGCCGCACAGGAATTAAGAAACCAGCGTGACAACCTTGAAGGTTCTGGCCGGTCCATCGGACAAGCTTTCCGGGATGGGTTCAATGAGTCGGCCACTATCAGGAATCAGGTTTTAACTGATGCGCTAAAAGAGGATGCAGAGCAAGCAACGGGCGAACTCACAGAAACCATCAGGGAGAATACCGAAGACATCCCGGATATACTCGGCGGAAACATAGAGGCCGGGGCCGAAAGGGCAAAGAATGCTTTTGAATCGCTCACCGCACAGCAAAATGAACTAGCGACCGCCATCAAAGTGGCAATCACTGAAGGGCGAGATTATGCCGACTTACTCGAACAGTACAACGAGGTAACGCAGCAGATAACTAACGTTAACGAAGAGTTTAAGGACTCTATCAATGAAATCGCGTTAGCGGCAGAGTTTGCGGACGCATCCGTTAAGGGGTTGTCAGCAGTCGTTAGCGAACTTAAGCAAGAACTACAAACGGCCCAACCCGATCAAGTTCAGGCAATAACCGAAGAGTTGATCGAGGCGGAGGAGAGATTGCAGGAAGCGCAAAACGAAATACTCCGCGCCCGTGACATCGCTTCCGGTGGAACCGGATTAATCGAGGCAGACATACAAGACGAGTTAGACCTGATCGAGTCTATCCGACTGCTTAGGGAGAGTCAAGCCCAACAGCAAATACAGGACCAGCAGGAGCTTCAAGACGCATTATCCGCTATCAGGCTGCAATCAGAAATCGATTCAATCGAAGCGCGGCTAAGAATTCAAGAGGATGGGACGGACGAGTTTTTGCGACTCGAAACTGAACTGGCACAAAAACGTGCCGAGCTTGGGACGTTGGATTCTGACACCGGGTTACGTCAGCGCCTTAACGCCATCGAATTAGAACGTTTGGCCCGGTTGGCTGCATTGGATGAGGTCGGGCTAGGAGAGGAGGCCCTGGCTGCACGTCGTCGGCAAATAGAACTCGAAGCGCAACGGGATGTGTTAGCCGCGAAACTAACGCAGGAACAGCTATCCAATATCCAGCGTGAACAGCTTGCCCAAGATCTCGCAGATAAGGAAATAGAGATAAACCGGGCGAAGAATGACGAGATCGTAAGACAAGACCAGGAGCGTCTACAGACCGTCAGTAGTGCTTTAGAATTTGCCGGGTCTAACATCCTGGGACTTGCCGAGGCGCTGAACGAAGTACAAGAACAAGCGACCGATCGGCAGATAGAACAAATCGAGCAGCGGTACGACCGGGAAATAGAACTAGCCGGAGATAACCGGGATCGAGTCGCGCAATTGGAACGGGACAGAGACGCAGAAACAGAGCAGGTTCAAAGACGGGCATTTGAGCGCCAAAAACGCTTACAGATTGCTCAGGCACTTGTATCGGGCGCTCAAGCCATCGTTTCCACCCTGGCCGCTGTTCCCGGTCCCGCCGACATTCTGTCGCTGGGTACATTCCGGGCGCTACAAATAGCCTTTACAGCAGCTACTACCGTGGCGCAAGTTGCGGCCATATCGAGACAATCATTCGCTGAAGGCGGGTACACCGGTTCCGGCATAGCTCCGCCAGATAGTACAGGCCATCGTCCGGCAGGTATCGTACACGCGAATGAGTTTGTAATCAACCGTAAAGCACTGGCAACACAAAGGGGGCGTCAATTGGCGGCAGAGGCCGACATGTTGAACAAGGGTATTCACCCAGGCTCAGGTATGGCCGGTGCTATTCAACCTTACATCCCGGCTGACAGATCAACGAATGTGAATGTAAAAAGTAGCCTTTCAATGTCGCATACCCAAGTTGCCAGCATAGCGGAAGCAGTAGCTACCAAAACGGCGGCAGCAGTTATCGAAGGAATGATAAAAGGATCAATTGAGGCAGGTATAGAGCAAGAAAGACGGAATAGGCTAAAATCAAAAGTTGGATAAAATGGCGTATGTAAATCTCATATCATCCCCGGACCCGAATCTTTTACACCCGGTTGAAAACTGCATTCAGTTCTGTGTCGGATTCATCGACGTGGTAACAACTGCCGGACAACCTGCAAGCGCACAGGTCAACTTTCAGCAAAACAGCCCATACGCGACGGGACTTGAATTTGTATTCGCCGGTGAGAAGTTTACAACCGGCACAGATCCGGGGCTTGTTGACCTATCGAGCAACGATCAAAATGTACAGGCGGCTAATTTTGTTGAGGCCGTAACGAATCACCCGAATTTCGCCGGTCAAGTTTCTGCCGTGATCACACCCGGAGGTGTTACAACCATTGTCGTTGTGACTTGGGATAATGTAGGTCAGAGGCAAAACCATACTTGCGACTTTAGTGCATTCGCACCTAATCCGGAAGGACCAAAAGGCAGCGGGTTCTCTGCGGAATACGTCCCTGGTTTCGAGTTTGTGTATATGGTTGAGTGTCTGGATGACTTTGCTCGTAGAAGCATTGCCATACACCCTCAAAACAGCCCTTATGTAACCGATGAAGTTACGGGCGATGTACTTAATGATTGTGTCTCTATTCACAAGGCGCTATCCAAGATAGTAAGGACAACTATTCCCAATTGTGATAGTGGTATGGCGGAGGATGGTACCATTTGGAAGGATATCACAATTAGATACGGCCATCAGCAAGCGGCAGACCCGTGCGGCGTAGACAAATTCCCGCTTCAGGAGGCCCCGACCTTCCGAATCTGGAACGGGGCTTGTAATCTGGAAGAAGGCGACGGCGGCGGCGATTACTTTGTGCGTGGATCGGGTGGTACAACACCGCTGTTTTTCGATAATGTGGTTAAGTTTCTCAGGAGCGGCCCCACGACTCGCCAGATATGCCTTGATGCCTGTGATTGGCTTTGGATTCACCTAAACGGGCAGACCTTCGAACCCATCACCAACTATAGGGTTCTGTATACCTTTTTTGCTGCCGACGGGGCAACCATTCAAAGCAATTTGGTAGTAATGGATGGGGCGAATAGGACCAATATCATACCATCCGGAACCGCGAACGCTGAAAACGCTTTCGCCGGTACCGTGCCGTGGGAGATCGTGGATAGGTACACGATACAGCTTTCATCTTTTGGAAACGGTGCCAGTCAGGACTATTCAGAGACGTACACGTACCAAGTTTGCAAGGGCTGCTGCCCTAAATACAATATCTATTTCCTGGACACCAAAGGCGGTTACAACTTCATTTCCTTTGATAAGGTGGATTTCATCGAACTGACAGACACTTACGAAGAGATCTGCCGAGACGTTACCTGCGGCGGCACCTATAACGAAAGGCTGCTGCAAGGGGATTTCCGATATAATTCCGATTCGGTCAAAAGGATCTCCCTTCAGGCAACATCTTTTCCCAAGAACACGCAAACGCAGCGGCTATTAGAGGCATTCAAACAGTCGGATAGCAAGTTCATCATGTTCGAGGATGACCAGGGCGGAAAGAACCCGCGCCGAATACTTGTAGAACCGGGCGCAGTACGCATTTACCAGCGTGACGGCAAGCTTTCCATTACGGCAGTCGTGATCGAGTCCCAGGAGTACCTAAAACCGTCTGAAGCATGAGTAGTTGTGTTGAAATAATGTTGAGAAAAAGCCCTGCCGGGTTGCCGCTATGGTGCTACGACGATAACGGGCGGGTTTTCCTGGACGTGGGCGACCTGGAGCTATCCAAAACCAAGAAGCGGGAGCAGTTGAACGAATTCAATCAGATCACCGGTGCCGGTATACTTGGATTTTTGCTACCGCGTACTGATAAGAATTCTATCATACTGGCCGGTTATGGTTGTGCCACCCACATGGGATTTAATCACAAGGCAAAAATACCGGTGATCGTCCGGGAGTGCGGATTGACCAAGCAGCAAAACATGATATCCGTCCTGAGAAAGAATAGGGCAGGGTGGGAGGTCGAACTAACGGACGGTTCCGACTTTTGGAAAGAAGCCTTTGAGGGTTTTGCTATGTGCGATATCCCATATGACGACATCTTTTTGGACGAGGCTTTTCTTCGTAATAATTGGGCCAATGAGTTCAAGTACAACGATGGTGATAACGGCATATGGTTCCCGCTCGTTCACTATGGCAATTGGACAGAACCAGCCCTATACGATAGTGACGGAAATCTAACCCAGGAAACCAGCGTAACAATTGCTGATTTCCGACCCTGGATTCACGTCCTCGGGGCGATCCAAAAAGCCTTCTGCGCGATTGGTTGGGAATTCTCGTCGCCTATCCTTGAAAGCGAGGAATTGCGACACTGGATCTCTTATGCACTGCGAAACTTCAATGACTTCGAAGACATCGAAATAGGTTTCAAGGCGTCAACATCCGCTGACGAGACTTTCAACCAATTATCCACCCTGACGGATAGCGGCGGTTCGATTGACGTGCATTGGGTTCGGTTTGATGATGATTCAACCGGCGACAACTTCGACACCGGCGCGGGTACCGGAGCCGGATATTTTGACACGGCACTAGGTAATCATTATGCTTCCGGCTTATCTGGAACCTACGACGTAGAGATCTGCATAAACATCAATAATACGTCCGGCGTGGCTGCGCTCATGAATTTCTATTTAGTTCAGGATTCTGTTGCAGGATCACCAACAGCAGTAAACATCGGCACCCAGGCAAGTGTAGCAATTGGCCCGTCACTCCAAGTAGACCCAGGTCAAAACACGATCTGCTTTACCTATCTGGATGTGCCTATAGTTGCCGGTAGATTTATGCGGCTGTACGTGGATATGAATCCGTTCTTCGCTGATCCTAACCAGTTTATTCAGGCCGGGTCCTATATGAAGGTTTCCCCGAAGACTTTCCAAATGGGGGAAAATATCATTCTGCCGGTTTCGCAAATACTGGATTGCAATCTGTCTTTCCTGGATTGGTTCAAAGGCGTTATTCATGCGACAGGTGGTGGTAACCTCGTTACCGATTACTTCTGCAAGAAAGTCACCCTGTACCAGCCATACGGCGTTGAAATGAGGGACGGGAGTACGCCGGAACCGTTTTTCAAAGACGAGACCACCACCGGCATTGAAATAATCTGCGGTTCCGAACAATTGGAGATCAAGCAAGAGCTTCAAAACCGATTCGTCAGGCTCAAGTTTTGCGATCCGGAAGATGCACGGGTTAAGGACCTGGGATACGGCCCGGAAAATCCTTTGCATGGTCGTGTTGTAGATCTTGGCGAGGGCTTTGTAGAGGATACGACCGACAACCCCAACCCGACATTTGAGGCAAGCAGTATGATCAGGGCAGTAGACCTATTAAACCCGCCGAGAACCTTCAACGGAGACCCGGTTGATACTGATGTGTTTATCCCGGCGCTATGGGATAATACAGATAACAAGGTTTCAACAGACATAAAGGCAAGGCTGATGCGTACAGCGCCGACCGGTTTAGTTCAACAATATCGGGGCGTTGATGATCTGGCCGCGCCGGTCCTGGCCGAATGGGCCTTTAAAAGAGATCTGAACAACCTTGTACCTACCGAATCGCCAGAGGATCAAATACCATATGCCTACCACTTGAACACAGAGCTTATCGGCCCTGATGCGGCCAACCTCGTCACCCTGGAAGATCACATCATATACGGTTCTGAAAGCCTGGATCTATTCGAAATGTTTTGGCTGCAAAGACTTCAGGAGATCAGTAACAGCTTCGATTCAAAATACCGGGCCATCATTGACATTTGCCTATTTGATCGGATTCAATACCGGCGCAAATGGCTAATTGAATACGAGGGCAAGAAATTCGAGGCATACCCCACAACAATAGAAAACTTTCAGCAGTGCCCGAGGGGTATTGCCGATATCACATTAACACCGATTGTAAAACGAGATAAAACCTGCTAAAATGGGCGGAAGTTGGGACTTTTCAAAACTACCAGATAGGATGCATGACCGCGTTATAACCCTTTACCGCCAAAGGGACTACCCAGAGGTAAAGAAGATACTCAAGGCACACGGGGCTATGCCGAATTGTAGCACCTGTTCGAACAGGGAATTCACCCTTTGGATGCAAAGTTTTATTGACTCAAAAAGTACACAAGATGTCAGCAGCTAAGGTCATCCGGCTACCTGAAGATTATTCTAGGATGTATATCCGATACAATAACTATGTATGGGGTGACGACGTTACGTCGGTCTGTGATATTCCGGCGCATCGGCTTTCAGTAATGAGCTGCTATAAGTATAAGGAATTGGCGAGACCACTGGTGATGAAATATCGAGCGGAAGGGAAAAAGAAAGGCGATATTATGAGGTTGTTGAAGGTGACGGAAAAAGAGCTAAGGACAATGGGGGCGAGGGTCGGGGAGTACAGATGAATATTCGTGCAAACTTTCAATCACAGGTTTTTCAAACTTAGATTTTCTAGACCAGTTTTATGTACCTTTCCCATTACGGATCAGCCGATCTGTCAACAATCGAGTTTTGTTTTAATAAATGGTCCTAGAATTAAAAATTTTCAGGGTCCGCTTTCTCAAAAGAGAGAAAACTTTTGGGTGTTTGTTTGATCCAATGATTCTAACCCTTTTTCGTAGGTCTGAAGCCATTTGGAAGGATACTTTTACCATTTAGGCTAGAGCTGAACATCTCTTGGATACTTCTAGTAAGAAGATTTTTGCCAAGGGTATTCGGCTCCTTCATGGCTTTATGCAGTAAGACCCAAACAATTGGGCCTCCATCAAACATTTCAAAACAGTTATCAAATGAGCGAGTATAGATATTAGCATTAGGGGCGAGACCAAGTTTTTTAATTGCTTTTTCAGCTCTGTTTAGATTTAATCCAAAGCCAACATTTTTTGGATATGGGTTGATTTCAATGTGATTGTGAGTGGTATTTGACATAGTTATTCTCCTTTTTTGGTCTCAAGCCCAAAGGGTGTAAACCCAAAAAAGGAGAACAACTAAAGCACTTATAAGCTTCATATGGAGAGCTCCAATCAAAGCGGATTTGGAATTTTGCTAAATTAGAATGATAGACAGTCTCCATAAATACGGCGGTTCGAAAAACCGGCGAAGAGACAAGCACAATCCAACAGAAATTAGGAAGGGCTTTACATTTAATTAATTGCTTTGTTTAACAAACCAATTACAGCCTTTGAAATCTTTGCTCTCTCAACTCTCCCGGCATCAGGCGTGATCAAACCCAAAAGTTCATCAGTATGCAATTTGGTGAATTCACTTTGTAGCAATAGGATTGCTTGGTAAATTTCTGACCCGGATTCGCAATACAATTTTTCCCTAAGTAATTCCAAAGCTTGTTCGAGTTTACCACGGGAAATCAAAACTTGACATTCTTTCTTTAATTCATCTGGGATTCGCACAGTAGCTATTTTCGGAACTTCTTTGATCCTTGGAACTGCCTCCTTCTCTTTTTCGGGAGCGGCCGCTTCCTCGCGTTCCATGGATGAGAAGACTAAGAATAGTACAATTATTAGCTGCATAGGTATAGTCATTAAATAGGCCCCTTCTAAAGTTTCAATCGGATGTGCCTCGAAAAATGGCTGCGAAAGCACTACCCCCAATAAAACCAAGACGTAGATTAAGATTATGATTTGATGAATTAGTTTTGTGTTAAATTTGAATCGATGATTTCCGGGCCTCCTACCGCTTTTTTCTAGTAAATTCAACACCACTAATAGAGGTATAAAGTTGACCAATACCCATACCAAGGCCCTTACCTGCTGGCCTCTAGCTCCATATATCCCACCAAGTCCCTGAGTCCCTATGATAGACAGGATTATAATTGCCCCTATCAGCACAAATATAGAAGACCGCAACATGTTCCTTTTATTGTTTTATGTATATAAATTGTCAGAAACCAATTTAATGTGATAGCTATATGGACATTAAACTTAAGGATCAATTAATAAATGATTCCTTACATGCTAAAACAGTTAGGGTGCATTCATGGGAGAATAAATCATTCAGAGATTTCTTCAGCCTGAGCCAAGCTTGCCGTGCATATTGGCCAGAAAATATTAGTGTATAATTCTACATCACATGACTTTTTCATTGAAGAGAGGTTGCGTATGTATTTGTATAATATAATTTTCTTTATTAAATTCAAAGCAATTTTAAATTTTTAATCGTAATTGCCCATATAGTGAGATGCAATAGTGTTTTTATATCAATTTTTATTGGTCTTGTATTGTTGCTGTCAGGGTGCCTAAGAAATTTCTCTGTTGGCATTCCTGAGTTCCCTATCCCCTATCCCAAACCTTCCGCAATTGACATCTTACCAATATCGGTATTAAAAAGAAGCAAATCCCTAGGTGATGTTCTTGTCGCTTTAAATAAAGCTCTAGATAATTGTGGCTATTATAGAAAAAGTTACTTCTCTGTACCAAATGGGTTCGCTGTGGTCACCCAGCTCGAACAAATTAACGAGAATGGAACAACAAAACCTGAATCCGAAAGATGGATTTATCACTACTCTCGTACACGCATTTTTTCAGTTTCTGATTATATAAGAGCTCTATTTAAAGCTAAACCAGGATACTATCGATGTATTGCATTTTTAGTATCCAATGAAATTATATATTCAGACTCTCGTGCTCCTTCAAGAGATTCGGTCTACAATTGGCTGCACAGAGGGGCAAATAAACTTCCTAGAGGGTTGAAAAAGATCAATATCGATCAGGAATATGATATAACTGCTTTGATATATGAATTTAGGAGGTTGGGTAATTCATCGCAGGCACAGTTGCAAATTCCCAGTGCATTTCAGGGTAGAACTCATTTAGAAAAATCTTGTTTATTGGAATACCTTGTAGTTGACAACTAAACGCAGCAGGTTGTTTATAAGGACTAGCCTCAAATATACTTTTATTCAATGATTTTTTTGCGGCGGGTTCGATAATTCATGAGTTTCATCGAGTTATAGAGATTGTTTTAAGTCAGCCGCCTTCTCCATTCTGCGCAGAAGCCTCAATAATATCTGCACACTTTATATCATTCGCGCCCATTTAGTGCGTTCCCAATCCGCTCGCCCTTTACATTGAGCCTGCCCCTACTGATACCAACTAACTGTCCTGTTACCATCATGGCCATCGCTACTACATTTCACACGGCCCGAAACCAGATACACATCAAAAATGGAAAACAAAGAAAGGCGATATCATGCGGCTGCGGAAGGTGACGGAAAAAGAGTTACGGGTGATTGGTGCTAAGGTAGGTGTGTACAAATGAAAGAGTTTGGATTTATCGGGCACAGCGCTAGCCATTCACCACTTACAATGGAACATACCTTAATCACTTTTCGAGAAAGGACCCAACTTTATGCTTTCATAGCAAGTAGTGATTTGAGTTGACTGATTTTTGATCGATATTGTTTGGAATCATTCATTTCAATTAAATCTAATCCAACTAAAAATTTGAGGTCCCGGTCTATCGTCTTTTCAGAAACGTTTCTGTAATTACTTGCAATTTGAGGGCTAACAAAGAGTACTTCATCCCTATTTGACCATTTATCATATGGCATTTCTAAAGCCAATCTTCTCCTTCTTTTGAACACCCCTCTTTGACCTATTGTTTGATTGGAAAATTGATCGTAAACATACTTTTGCCAGGTAATTTCAAGCTGGCTCTTTTGAATTGTTTTCAAAGTTTGTTCAAGACCGTCACGAAATCCTAGGAGAGCATATTCAATGAATTTTGTTAAAGACTTATTTTGCGTGGCTTCCTTTATTTCCGTGTAATATTGCGGTCTTGTTAAGTTATAGTAGCTTGATAAAATATGACATGCTATATTGGGTATTCCCCCTCTTAAAAGGATGTAAAGCTCGAGAAGTCGCCCAGTCCGTCCGTTCCCGTCTCCAAAAGGATGTATCCACTCTAAATATACATGCGCAACAATTGCCTGAACTACTGATTCATGAAATTCCTGCCCTCTGCGATAGTGAAATTCTTTAGCAAGCCATTTGCAGTAGCGATCCACCAATTCAATTACATCTTGATAGTCAGGGCATCTATAATTACCTACTATGCGATTGTCGGTTCTAAACGCACCGGGGATCGCATCAAAATATTTACCAAGATCTTTGCCAATTATCTTATGATATTTCTTTAAAAATTTAGGGGTGATAATTTCTGGTTCTTTCTTTGTTATTACTTTATTTAGAATCATATTATACGCTTCGAGGATGTTCTTCACTTCTTTTTCTTGATATTCCTTGCTAGGAGGTAAAGGGTCTCCTTTTTTGATTTGTTCAATTTCTTCGATCGACAATGAGTTTCCTTCGATTGCAGTAGTCGCCTGAGCCCCCTTTGTCAAAGAGACACTCATCAGTTTGGAGTAGTAACGAGGCAAAATTCCAGCATTCAAAATTGCTTGTACATAAGCCTGGCATTGCCCCAGAAGGAACATTGAGGTCGAGGTTAATTCCCAATTTTTAGTAAAACTGAGATGAGGATACTTTTTTTTTAGATCGGCGGACATAGCTATGGACAGTTTCTTGGACAGGAGTTTAGACAATAATACCTATTTTTTTGTCCAAATGCAATTTTTGCCTTATTTTTTCGACTTTCCTTAGCAATACTAGGCAGGTTAGCAAAAAAAATAAAGATTCGGAGCTACCTTTGGAAACACTTATAATCAAACGGTACGGCGCAGTGAACCTGCTACTCTACTGCTTCAAAGCACTCATTCAGGACGGGTTTGTACTCTCTTTAAATACAAATTTATTGCCCCATGTTCGTATCTTTTTAAGCATACTCCAAGTATAGAACGGAAGAGCTATGTTTGTAAACCCTTCAGCAGAAAAGCCTAAAAAGCTCAGAAAAACACTAAAATGTATAATTTCATAGCTTCCTGTACTAACGAAACGCGCCAAAACAAACCGCACACTAATTAAAAACACCAATCGCGCCCTTTTACGGCGCGGTCAATTCTCCTTTCCTTTACTTTGGACTTGTGCATGAGTATTATTGTACTCAATGCCTAAAAAGACTAAACATAAGTTCAATCGGGCGGTGCATTCGTTTGTATTCGCTCAGGAAAAATTGCATATCGATATCGATTGCGCTTTGCAGTATTGGGCGGAATATGTGCAAGCCGTCAATCTTGTCAGTATCGGGCAAGAGGATGCATTTTCCCTTATGTACTCTGAAAAGAGAAAATCTGAAATGCTCCGCGCTGTATCTCGATCAGAAGGGGTGTATTCGGCCTATCAGGTAAATTCCGGATCTGACATACCACAGGGAAGTGTTGCCCATTTGAAAATGTCGGGTGCAATGCGGCTGGACGGCGGAATCTCAAGCCGTGGGATTAAATCGCTGTGCCGCGATTTCAGGGCAATGGCGGCAAACCCGAATATTATTGCAACGGTATTTGAGGTTAACAGCGGCGGTGGCGAATCCATCGCCGGTCAGGAATTGAAAAACGCAATCATAGATTCAGAGAAAGCCGGTACGCCGGTAATCGTCTATGGTCAGACAGTAGGGTCAGCCGCATTAGACGGTGTTTTACCTGCTACCAAAATTTTTGCTGCCGGTCCTGATAGTCAATTTGGTTCTATCGGGTCCTATATCCCCACAAGCAAGGCATACCGGAAGTTTTTCAACAAGAATTTCGAGGATGTATACGCCACTGTCAGCCCGGATAAAAACAAGGCTTTCAGGGAGTGGCTAAAAGGCAATAATAAGCCATTGGAAGAAAAAGCCACGGCCAGCGCCGAGCGATTCCAATCAGAAGTACTCAAGTATAGAGAACTAAACCCCAGTAAAAAAGAAAATACCCTAAAGGGCGGAATGTTCCCGGCACGTGAAGCAATAGATCGGGGACTCGCTGACGGTATAAAGACACTTAACGAGGTCTACGACTTCGCATTTAATTTAACCAACGATCACGATTCAAATCAATCAGATATGAATTTCAGAGAATCAATTATTTCGGCCTGTAACGCCATTTTTGGCACTTCCTGGGGTGCTGACACCAGTGAGGAAGATATTGTAAACAGTTTGACCGGAATGAAACCGATTTCAGAGCAGGTTAGCTCGGCGGTTGCTGCCGCTACCGTAGCACTCAACCAGCAGTTTCAGGATTTACAAAACTCCATGAACTCCATGAAGGGAGAACTGGAACAACTCCGTTCACAGGTTGGAGAATCCAGTGAAAACGCCCCGGCTGTAAATGAACAGATTGAAAACCTGAAGGCAGAGATCGAAACCCTTAAGGCCGACAAAACCAATTTGGAACAGACCGTTGCTGAATTGCAAGGAAACAGTGAAGGCGGCAACGAAGAGGATAACACCGGCGTCCCAAGCCAAAACAAGGCTTTCGACGACTTCCAAAAGCAACTGGATACCCTGACGGTGGCCGGTGACAGCAAGTACTAAAAACAGCCGAAAACCGGCTCTCTAATAACATTCGTAATCGACAAATAGACACAAAAATGGGACAGATTTTAGTAAGGCCCAATTTCAAGCGCCAAGATAACCAGTTGCAATTCCCTTCTAAGAGCCTAAACTTTTTCGCTCGGGAGGAAGTTTTGAGCGATTTTGACTTCTGGCAGCGGCGTTTCGGCTGTTTCGGATGGATGCAGCTTACCAAACTTCAAAAATACATCCTGCACACCCTGAGCGGTTCGCCTTTCCTGTGGCAACCACACCGCAATTGTGCGTGGGACCCAACCGGATCTCTGCGGGTCAGAAAGCAGGAACTCACCCCGGTAAACGCAAAGATCAACGAGGAGCTTTGTTACGACGATTTTTTCAACTCCTGTTTCGAGCAATTCCTGAATTGGAGAGGAACGGACGCGGTACGCTTAGACGCCAATGGCGAGAGGGTCCTGAATGAAGTTACCCGCATGTTGGTTGAACAGGCCGCTGAAGGTGCCCGAATCACCATGACCGTGGGCGGGCTTTATGATCCGTCTTCTATTGTTTTTGCTGATGGTGTAACCGAGGAGGCAAAAGCCCTTTTTAAGAAGACGATTGACACTGCCAATGGCTACCTGCTTCTATTGAAAAGCATGGGTGCGGATGCCGCTACACGTCACCTGGATCTGCCGGGAGCTTTCTCAACTTCCGACTTTGACACCAGTGGCGAAAGGTACACCGGCGATGTTATCGCATTGTTCGATAAACTGAAATCCGCCGCGAAGCCGAGTTTCCGCCGGTTGATCAACAAGGGGTCAATGGTAAGAAACCAAACGGTTTATCAGCCACTTTTCAAGGTATCAGATTCCATTTATTCGGCTATCGTTGATACGTACAATGAGCAGTGTATCAGCAACGTGTGTATCAATCCGAGACTTACTGCTGAAAATATCGTCGGCGGAAGCGGTAACGGCGACGCACGGCGCAACACGACCTCCCATAAGGTTTACTACATCGACGGCATTCCTGTTGTTCCGCTGTCAGATGTGAATTGCTATGATGAATACCTGACCGGTACAACGCACTTTGCCGCCCTGGCCGCAAGCGGTGTTATCTGCATGGGTGGAAGCTTTGGTAATATCCCGTCTGCTGATCAAGGTGTCGGGCTTATTATCCAGCGCGAGACTAGCCTGAAAGAACTGGGTAAAATCTATTGGGCCGCTCATTCTTTGATGTCCACCCAAATTGCCGACACCGACTACATCGTTGCTACGCAACAGTATGTAGTACCGGCTTAATCGATAACCCTTTTTTAGAACTTTCAATTTATCCGAAAATGAATACCAGGAAAATTTTAAACGGGGTTATGGTTGCCTTTCTGGCTGTTTCATTGTTTGCCGGGTCACTTCAGGCTTTCGTCCTGTCGTTTATCCTGGCGGCACTGACGGCCCCTGTCCGTTCTTCTGTGTTGGGGATGACCTGTGTTACAGATTGTGACGATGTAGAGGACATCGGAGACAACACAACCTGCAAGACCAAAGGCGGAATCAGGACTATCTACTATGAAAAGTACGACTTTTTCGATTGGGCCGCTGTTGAGGCAGATGTTGCACTCGGCAATGCCAATTACTTTGACGCTACAAACCAGTGTTGGACCGCAGTTCCGCCCCTTGTTACCGGTGGATCTCTTATGGCTAAGATGACCTTCGACCGTAAGAGTTCATTTTACGAATTCACCTTTACTGAGGATGCGGACGTTTACGAGCAGGTTATTGACATCAATTTCGAAGGCAAGAGTAAGGCCAACCGGAATGCATTCGCCAAGCTGGTTAACTGCTGTGATCTGATCGCCCTTATCTACGACAACAACTGCCAAGCCCGTATAGTCGGCGTAGAATGGAACGGAAGCACGTTTGAACGGCAAGTGAAGACGCTGCGAATTGGCACCCACGCGGACCGTTCCGGCCAGTTCGGCCAGTCCAAAGCCGGGGATCAAATCATACTTGTTGGAGAGTCTTCGATTGCTCCTATGGTATGGGAGGTCGCCGAGTCATTGCTTCCGGTGTAGTCGGAGCTAATTTTTAAACTGAAAACTCTGCAAATAATGGCAAAGGTACAATACGGTCCGGCTCAATGGACGAAAGACAGTCCCCGGTTGCACTGCGTTGCTGACGAGCGCAAATACGTCGGTATCGGTGGACCGGTGAAAGTCTATCGGAAGGTGTCTGAAGTTCGGAAAATCCGCAACGAGCGCGAAGCCGTCAAAAACGGAAAGGGCCAAATCATCGGGTACAATGAGATTTTCCCCGAAGCGACGCCCGCACAATACGCAAAACTTAGCTTCTGTCCATACGTGGAAGAGGTGAAGCAATCAGCAAAATAAAACTACACGATGGTCTTTAGTCTGGTGAATCCCATATTGGAGGCCGTAAAGGATGAGTTACACCTGAACGATTTATTCAGGAAATACGACATCATACCTTACTACGGTACGCAAAACGAGTCTTCACACTCGATGCTGCAACTAATATCGGATCTCACCGAATTAAGTCCATCCCACGCGGCATGCAAGAATGCCGTGAAGACCTGGGCGTTTGGCTCAGGAGTTGAAATAATTCCGACGCGAACAGCTAGGAAAAGGGAAGATGAAGAAAGCCTTTTATCTGAATCCGAAAAAAGTCAGTTCGAAGAATTGCTTTTTTCTATCGGTATAGACCTATCTGCCGTCATAGATCACACCGAGGTGATTTTTGACAACTACTCTGACACCGGCAACGCTTATGTTCTGATCCGGTTAAGCAGGGTGAACAGCACTTGGAACGTGAAGATAGAACCGATCCACCCGAAAAACGCTGCTTACTTGCGCAGCAAAAGAGGGACGGCAAACCGGATCGTAAACACGCCGTATTGGAGTGAGGATTTTTGGGCTAAGAAAAAACCTTTTTTGGCCTTCGGTTCCGACATACGGTCTGACTTTGTTTGGAACAGAAAACGCAATGGTGATGTACTTGAAACGATAGTGCATATCAAGCGAAAGGCGGACGCATCCCCATACTACGGGCGACCGGCAATACTGTCTGTACTTGAGTCGCTTTACGTGGAGCATGCCGGAAAGCAAAAGGACTGTAAGGTTGCCGGTACCGAGCTAATATCAAAGATGATACTAGCGATGGAGGAGCCACCACCAAACCGAAAGGTAGTCAAGAGAAAGACCGGTAAGGAAGGGGTGTACAATCACGACTTAGATAGCGCATCCTACAAGCTAAGGCAGCTTACCACAAACGAGGGAGAGAAGGCGCGTACAATCGCGCTCATGAACTACCCTAGTGGAGCGCAGCCGCCTACCCCTATTCCTTTGGAAGTCAACCGTGATCATCAGTTTGATAAGCACATGGTTGATAAACACGCTTCCGCCATTTATTCCATTTGGGATTGGGACAGGCAGTTAACCGGTGCTACACCAGCAAAAGCAAACATAGGTGGAAATATCATTTTGGATCTTTTCACCGTGAAAAATACGTCGGTAGTTACGCCAAATCAACGGTTCTATGAGAACATTTGGGGGCGCATATTTACCGAGATCGGCAAGATTACCAACCCAGGCGAAACGATGCGGACAATCAAGTTCCCGAATCTTATTGACGAGTTGGTAGACCGGCTAAGTTCTTTGAAAAATGGTTCACAAAATCAAAACCTAAGCAATGGCAACGAGGAGGACAATACTGCGACCGAGTGAGGTTATCTACTTCACCAACATCAGTAAGGAATTCCCCAAGTGTGAGCTTAGGACAATATTCGACATAGAATATTGTGAGTTCAACCAGTGCCTCGGAAGCGCCTTTTATGACAAGTTGCTGGCGGACTTAGTTGAATACAATTGCGTTGTCTACGATAATACAGCTACCTACGCTATCGGCGATACTGTTTTTTCTGACGGCATTATTCGCAGGGCAATACAGGCGACGAGCGGCAACCCACCGAGTAATAAAGACTATTGGGAGAATGCGCCAAAGTTTACCACTGAATGCTTGGAAAAACTGTGGTGTGATTTCCTGGGTCCTTATCTGGCCTGGACGGTTGTAAATGATCAGTTGCCCCACATCAACGTGAAAATAGCCGCTGCCGGTCTAGTTAAGATCACCGGAAACGGGATAGAGACCGCCAGCAAGGCCGATTATCAGTCAATTCAACAATCGGTCTTAGCAAAGCGGGAACGGGCTTTTTACAACCTGGATCACTACATGAAAAACAACAACGGTGACGGATGCTTTGACGAGTACAAAGGGATCGCGGCCAACTGTTGTAGTGACTGCGGTTGCCTTGAGGATGATTGCGATTGCGATTGTCAGGATGATTGTTTTGACGAAAAATCAGATGGGTATGGGTACCGTTTCGGGTAGGCTAAAGGAATGGAGGGACGAAAAGTTTAGAATGCTTCTTGACACAGGGTCTAACCGGGTCACCGACGAACACGCTTTTGCCCGGATAGAAATTTGCATTTCGTGCGAAAAATACGGCATTGTAGAGCCGTTGCCGGGTATGATCATGCACGGTTGCACATTATGCGGTTGCCCATCTGCAACAAAGCCTTATTTCGAGTACGTCATGAGGACGCTTGACAAAGGCGGTGAACCATTGAGCTTGGAAGAGTTTTTTAGGATTCGTCTGAAACCTGGAATAAAAACCTTCAAAGAGGAAATTAAATGCCCACACCCGGACGGGAATAAGTGGGCCGACATTGATACAATTTTTAAAACTCAAGCAAAATGAGTGGTATTATCCATAACATTAGCGATTTCGGTAAGAAGAGAGCTAACGCTTACGCTTGCCCGACCAACAACCTGAAGTTTGACGACAAGTGCGATTGCACAAACGATCAGGTTTGCGAAGACACGGTAACCGGCGCTGCACCCACGGGTGAATCTGTCGTCAGTGTTGTATTCGACGGCATTACCTATGATCTGACCAAGGACATTCAAAACCTGGATGGATCTTACACTTTTATGAAAGCACCCGGAGCGGTACCGGTGGAAGATATGGAAGCCTTGAAAGAGGTTATCTATCAGATCACCCGCACCAAAGAGGTGGACGCCAAAGTTGAGGTTTCTTGGGAGGCCGACGTTTTGACCATCGTTCACGTTGGCGCGTGCGTTCTGGCATCTGTGAAGCTTTCCGACGATTCCGACCTGAACGGCACCCGCTGCTGTGAAATTGCTCAGGCGATCAAATGGCAGGTATTTGGATTTGATGCTATCGGCCCGGTCTCCTACGATGGCAGCCCGGACGAAGCCCTTGACAATTCTCCATACGCCTATACCGGAACCGCTGCCGCTGATGCCGCTACCGCCGCACAGTTGCAAACCGATGTTGCTGCCGCATTGACAGCAGCCGGAGCGACAGCAACCAACGTCAACGTTGCTGTAAATAACGTTCTTGGCGGCTATGAAATCAGCTTTATGATTGTCGGCGATATAGCGCCTACTTTCGGAGGCGTAGAGGCAAACAATTGCGGCGCTTCCGAGGTGTTCAATTGCCCTCCTGAAGAGTAGAAGTAGACGACCTGGCTAATAACAATTCAATCCTTTGGGCGCGGTGGCTTCATGTAACCGCGCCCTTACTCAAACTCCTGAAATGAGATACCTAGTTATACTCTGCCTATTGCTTATTGGGGCGTGTAATCCCAACCCCGCACCGGATGGACCCGGAAACGGAAACCCCGACACACAACCAAGGGCCTTGCTTTCCGGAAGTACTGTTGTACTTGAATGTCTATCCTGTGAAGAAGTCGATAACAGCAATTGCGATAATTGCAGCCCCGGAACAAACGGGCGTGAATTCGTTGACGGTATTCTCGTTAAATTCTCAGACAAGCCGTCCCGGCTCCTTTACAAACCTATCAACTTGATCGTAAGGGGCGCAACATTTACCCTGGAAGACTACAGGGGCACAAGGGTTTCATTTAACTCCAATCAAACGACCTACGGCAACGTTACGGCTGCTATCAATGCTATTACAGCTTGCCTATGTAATTCCGGATCAGGTGGCGGCGGATCGGACGGCGTTCTTAGCTCGGGTTCTTTCAATTCCGGAACAGGTGTTTTGACCCTTAATATCAGTACGGGCGGGTCTGTCAACATCACAGGATTTCCGACCGGATCAGGCGGCAGCGGCAGCAACGTAACTAACGTTTCGTTTGCGTCAGGTGTGTTAACGGTAACCACTGACGAACCCAATACCTTTAACGTTAACATTAACGCTGGAAACGTCAACACGACATCCGCCACTAACATCGGCGGAACTAACTACCCGGCTGGAACAGATTTGCAAACCATTATTGACGCGATTGTTGCCGAAATGCATCCGGCAGCAGTTTTATCTAGTAACGCGGCTCCTTTCTCCTGGAATACGGTTACCCAGGCGGGAAATATTCCAATCCCCATATTCACCGATAACGGCGGTGGTTCGTACACCTATAATCCCGGCGATGGAACGGCGGTCACGAACTTTAGTACAAGCGGATCAACTGTTAATTCAACCAATTCGGTTACTGGCGATGGATCGGTGGGTGATCCCTTGCAATTGGTTAACGATAACGTAGCGCCCGGTAACAGCTACTACTATGGAACGGATGGAGCAGGAACCAAAGGCTTCTTTCCCTTGACTACTGGCGGATTACAGGTATATGATGCTGAAGCCGGAGCCGGTTCAGCAATGGTCAAGGCAACGGCAGCAGGTGTTACATTTTCAAGGGCGGGCGGCATTGGTACCTTTTCGATCCCTTCCGGCGTTGAAATCGTTTCTGCGAGAATCGAGGGCGTTACTGCTGATTTGGGTGGGGCCAACGATTTTCAGGTAGTCTTTGACTACGCCACTTCAACCTACAATACCGGGATAGCCGATATGTTCATGCCCATGATTCAAGTCGTGAATACCGCTGCTCAGTTGGGCGGTGGCCCTACTTCGGTTTTACCTTTCATACAGGATGAAGGGTCAGACCCACAACCGCAACCGGCCATTTCAGTCAGCGGCGGCGACCTTACGGCCAGAGTGATCAATCTAAATGCATTTTCGAATTGGACCTTAATGCTGAATCTCTAATGAAAAAGTTGATATACTCCCTCTTGCTGATCTGGCTTCCGCTTTGGGTAGCCGCTCAAGTTCCGTCTACCCTGACACAGTTCAATGCTGGGCTAAACATTTTTGCCTCTAACCTGGGAGGTACTTCTGATGCGCAGTTGACAGCGTTCTTTAATGATCCTGCTGGCCGCTACACAGACGCGGATATGTTGGTCGGTGATGTAATCTTTACTGCTAATTGTGATGTATGGGAAATCATGCAGATCAATAGCACAGGCGGCAATATTAACGTGGATGTCCGGGATGTAAACGGCACTGGTTTGGCTCCTGCTCTTGGTCAGGCCGGTATTATGCGACTTACGACCAATCAGAACTATCCTTTGTTTACGGCGGAGAACGCCACCGGTATCAGTGCCACCCTGCAAGCTTGCATAGAAACCCACTTGAGTTTGATGCTGGACTTGGATGCAACGCAGGGACCCGGTACGATTTCTAACTATTCATTTGAGATTACGGGGGCCGGAGATACCATCATTACCCTAAACAATAACAATGGGGACACGTTGATTTTTTCCAACACATCGGCTTTTATCGATTCTTCAGTTGTTCGGGGCGATTCTGTATTTCTGTATCAGAATGGGAATGAATATTATTCAGGGACTCAAGTTAATGCCGAGTCGGGCACTTATCTTTCCGGTCCTGCTACAGTCCGACTTTCGGGATCAGGGGCGAACTTTTCACCTCTGCTTGAATCCACTCATATAGGAGCCGATAACCAACGGTTGATGTTGGGGGATACAATCGGTACAGGATTGGGGGCCACGCATAAATACATATCCATCGAGCCGGATGATGCAGGGCCGTTTGGGCCAAGGATTAGACTTAGGGTAGAACATCAAACAGGGACAAATGCACTGCTTGACTATCGGTGGAGTTCTATTTTGATTGATTCAACAAATGTGGGTTTGGTGTCTACGCAAAATGATGCGGGAGCCGGGTTGCTCAGTCAGGGTTCTGTTCAGGTAAACAACACAGGAGTGGTAGCCATAAACAGTACAGTTGCGGATAGCCTGAGATTCAACGGGCAGTCTAATATTGACATGTATGGGGATTCCATGCGCATATCTGTTGGCGATGATCATTATGTGGCCTTAGAGGATAGCTTTACGGTAATTTCTGCAAAGTTCAATTTTCAGATCCTTGATAGCATGTTTTATGCTGGTGCCATGAAAAACGGCATGGTCCTTATGGTGACTGACAGTGCAACCGGGCGTGTTGGATTCCGGGAGGTCATAGCCACGGGGGCATCAATTGCAACTGACACGGCCTATAATGGCCTTACTGCCCTGAATGATTCGACGCACATCTTAGGTGGGGACCTAACCCAAAACACTTTGGTAAATACCACGGCTGATCATTACCTAGAATTAGGTTATAACGAGTCTGATGTAGACAACAAAGTTATCATTAATGACAGCACCGGCGTTAACATACAATCACTCAGGTTAGAAAACGGAGCAACTGACGTTGTAGGGTCTAACGTTAGCATAGGCCGAAGCGGTGTCGTCATTAACGTCAGCCAGGATAACAGCATAATTGACGCTAACGGCAACGTTGCCATTGGTCCGGAATCAATTGATTTACAAGCCAACTCGGGAACGAACGTAAATAACGTAACCATCGATGACAAGGGAGGAGTTAGAGTACTTGCCGGTAATACGAACAAGACTAGCCAATTAATAGCGCATGAGGATTCACTGGTTTTGAGTTCCAGTTTTGGCGAGACCATGCACTTTAAAACGTCACGGATTAACGGCAACGCAATCGGAAGGCCAACAATAGGGTCGATTGCAGTATTGCAAGACAGTGTAACAGGTAGATGGGAGTGGGCCGAACCGGATTCTCTTTCAAATGTCGGCGACTTGATCAACCTTGCCAACGCCAATTTGTCTCAGACAGACAACGACCGTACTTACTCGATCTTGCAAAGCCTTGAGTTTACAGATGGCGACGGACTTGGGCTATACATGGGCATGAATCAGGTGACCGGCCTTGATATTGCCTACCTGGGGCGCTCCACACCATCCCTAATCAATTTGGAAGGCTTTTACACTTTTGATAATTCAGGTACCGGGGCGCTGATCTCTGTTAACGCGGGGATCGATAACGGAACGGATAGGGGATTCATTCAATTCCGTCCCGGAGACGAGGTAGAAATATTTAGCGGTCCTGCCTCCTCCCTGTTTATCGACAACGCGAACATGGAATTTAGAAGCCTATCGGACATTCGTTTCAACTCGTTTGGCAGTGGGACTATTCTTTCTGGAACCGGCAACGTCGGGGCCACTACCCATATATTCGCCCATGATGCAGAAGGGGATTTGCACAGCGTTCCCCTGGCCGACGTGACAACGACAGTTGTTGACGGGCACCTCTTGGAAGTAGTTGGAGATAGTGTGTTTTTTGATGGCGTACAGGAGCAAAATACCGATATCACCGGGCCGTATCAATGGGATTTTGATAATACCGGAAACGTCCGGGTTTTCAATACCGGGCAGTTCAATATTCGACCAACATTTGACCCTGTATCTAATGGAAGCGGAGCCATTAGAATGGCCCCCATTTCAAATATCGCCGCATCGGCAGTCCCTTCTATTACTGTTGGCCCATCTCTGACCGCAACCGCCAACACAGATCTTATCGGGTTTTCGGTAGGCCGGTTGACTTACAATGATGGTGGTTTCTCGATTGATCGTTTTCCGTTCGAGGTGACCAGCTCGGTGGGTACGAAGCTTTTTAGGGTTCGAGAGCTTGACGCCGCAGGTACTCAACATGCGGTGATATTCGGAAGCGACCAAAGTAATTCTTTCAGGATTCAACCCATGTTGGGAGATGCCGCAAATTCTGCTGGTCGGCAGGTTCTCGTTAGCACAGGGTCTAACCCGAATAGCACCGGTTCTTATCATTGGCGATTTAATACCGGTGCCGACAATCGAACCAGCGGTTCAGATGTGGATTACATCGATTTTAATATTGGTACGTTTAATCCATCTTCGGGATCGATTAACGCCAATGGCTTGAACTTTACCGGAACGATCGGGCAAACCGGTGGCGCTAATGGAAATTATACTCTATCCCGCTACCTACTAACGGCAACAGGGGCGGCAGGGACCGTTCGACTTGTTGAATTGGGGTTAGAGTCTGGCACCATGTCCAACCTGACCGGTACCAACTACGGCCTTACCGTAGCGGAGAAAGAGTGGCTGAATGGGATCGGCACCAATACCCCAACCGCACAGCTAGAAATTGAAGGCGACGGCGTAACTGCTCAACTGCAATTAGACAATGCGGTGGTAAATAATTCACTGACGGATATAGCGGTCATGGATGCATCCGGGTATATCTACCGTAACACGTCTTTGGGCGCCGCTATCGCTCCCGGTGCGGATGCATTGATTTCGGCCTCCACAGCGCCCGCGCTTCCCACAACCGCCTTTAATTCAACCCAAACCATTGAAGATGCCGACGACGGGGCCATAACTACGGTCGTTATCCCGGCTGGGGCTTCAGATGGGGATAGGATCACCTTTGTCGTTGCCGCCGGTGATTTTGCCGGAGGGGATGGGGTGACAATTACGGTAGATCCGGCCGAAAATCTAAACGGAGTCGCTGGCGGGTCCTTCACAGCTTTTACGGCAGTATACCAAACCATTACACTTGAGTACGACACCGAAGCAACTACAGACACCTGGATTGTTGTTTCGAATAACTTTTGATTCATGACAAAGTACGCTGTATCCATATTGTCGTTCCTGTTCCCGCTTTCGCTGGTGTCACAGCACTGCTTTAGCGACATAGGACGAATAAAGGCCGGTATGTCAATACTCGTTGGACGGGATGTAAAAACAACGGACGGGGCCGTTTATTCGATTAGGTCGGGAAACGCTGCCAGTGCTTCCTTAACCGCTGATGATGTGTTTGTATTGGATGCAGACGACGGCTTAAGCCACGCTGTTCTAGTCGATTCCGACGCGATTTACGATATGTCCACGTTGGGTTTATTCGCTGACTACAACAGCGGCACAATGTCGGGAACCAATCAATCTATTACTATTCAACAAATATTGGATGCGGGAGGCGACGGCAAAAACTACATCATCCCCCCCGGTGATTATTTTATTTCGACAGCCATAACGGTTTCTGAAAGTTCTATCATGATCACCTTTGCCCAAGGGGCAAGGGTTTATAGTTCGATCAATGGCGACATTTTCACAGTCACAGGAAATAACGTTATCGTTGACAATTTGACTATTGAGAAGAACGACGCAACGCCGGTTACCGGTGAGGTGTTTATGGTATCCGGGGACGATGTGAGCCTGAAAAACATGAACGTGAATTACTACAACGTGGTTTCCACTTTCAGGACCGGAGTAGGGGACAAGGTAGAGAATTTGCTTTTATCGAATGTTTACGGTCAAAATGGAGGCGGCAATGGGTTTACAATGATCCATGCCTATAACTTTCGGTTCATCGATTGCAGCTTCGTTAATTATTCCGGTGACGGGGGTAAGCTAAATGTGGCTTCAGAGGTTGGGTATTTTGACGGCGGACTGTATTCGTCTAATGGAGACGACAATATAGACTGCTATGGCGGCGGTCGAAATGTGCAGTTTCATAACCTTATTTTCCTGGACGGGCAACTTGAGGTTAAAACAGGTAGCGAGGATTGGGTAGATAACGTATTGATAAAAAAATGCTACTTCTATGGCAATGCGCACATCAGCACCGATAACGGGAATCATGATCCTTTTATCAACCTTGCCGTAGCATTTACCACTACAGGCGGAACGACCTATGCAATTAACCATAACCTCGGATATGATTTCAGTTTTTTTGATGACAATGTTTCCGGCTCACCCACTACCAGGGTTTACGAGGCGGGAAGTACTACGGAGATAGGGCACAGCATTACCGGTATCGACGACGACAATTTTAATGTCGTTTTGGATGCGGCCAGTTCCGGGCAAAACTTGTACATAGTAATCAATTATGACGAACTAGGTCAAGCAAATTCTAACAACCGGGTTTTTGTCGCGGTTCCTTCGGGTTCCACATTTTTCACCGCTACTGAGGATGATTGGTTAAGCCCATTTTATCAACTGGAATTGCTGAGTGCAGCGGACTTCTCGAAGCAGACAGTAGGCTACACAATCGGTCCCGATGCCACCGCCGACGAATACGATGTTGTCAGGGTGGATTTTACCGTACCGACCGCGCAGGATATGATTGCCGTTATTCAAACCAAGCACGACGGATTTAAAATAACCATTGAAGACTGCTATTTTGAAAACAGGGCATGGAACGCCGTTAGCGTTACTAATTTCGTCATACGAAATTGTACGTTTAATGTGATATCAGACAATGCGGACCCTTTGTCTATTTCCGCCGCTTTTGGTACTTGCATAATTGAAAACTGCCAGTTCAATTTCAACCCCAACATTAGCTGGACAAACGTAGACGCCGCTATAATAGAGGGTAGTTGGAGTCCGTTTTTTGGCCCAATGCCGGATAATTCCACGCTCATAGTCAGAGGCAATACCCAAATAGGCGGGCCAAGGTTCCTAATTCGAAACTACAACGGCATAGGGCCGGGGCCGCAATACATCGTTACGGACAATCGAATATATGATATAGAAGACGGTGTTGGCAATGCGGGTATATCGTTCATCGATGGAGAACGAACTAGTGGCGTCAAAGAGATCAGGCGCAACAACAAGATATATCAGAATGGAAATGAAACCTATTCACCTGGCTTTGGAATAGAGGCTGGTGTTACGGATGGTTCCGGGCAAATTCAGATCAATCTCGGCAGTACGATAGTAGGGGAGGTGGAAGTTTATTCAGCCTCGTACAATCCCATTTACACCGTGGGAAGCTACAACACATCGGGCAGCAATATAGTCGTAAATATCGTGGACCGGTCTACCGGCTCACCTGCGCCAATATCAGTAAACATGTCCCTTAATTGGAGAATGAAAGGGGTGTAAATAAATAACATGAAAACCGCATTTAAGTCACTTTTCTTATTGCTCGTTCTTTGCGGGTGCCAGCACGAAATACCGGTATCCGAAAAGAATGAATTTTTCTTTTCTCAAGCCGTGCTATTCACATGGAATAACAAGCACGAAGGGTGCAACCACGAGGGGTATATCTACAATCGTCAGTTTTGTGCAACGGTGGATGATCCTGCCGCTTGGACCAGATCGGAGCTAGAGGGGGTTGTTTTCGACGAGATGTACCGGTATTCTTTCCGTTCGGCTCCACTAAACCCCGACAAGGATTACTGTGAGGCTGGTGTCCTTTTTATGCGTGGATTTGAGCAATATGCATCTGATTCGTTGGGTATAGAAATCGAATTCAAGTCCTACACGGTTGTCTCTCAGGGAAAATCATGTAACGTAGATAAATCAATGCACAATGGCAATTAGGCTTGTCATATTATCGATTTGCCTGTTCTTGATCTCCTGTAGCGAGGGTATTATACCGCACTCCGAAAATTGCGGTATCCATACCGGAGTAACGAACGACCAGGGCGAGGTCTTTTTCTGGCACGGATTACGACACGTCCCGAACACCTGGTATATGAAAACATTTGACACCGTTAACGGCAAAGTAGAAAAGGCGGATTGTGGACTGTGGGGCGATACTCAAATGTTTCTAAGGGCTGAAAGGGATTCAGCCGGAATTAGAGTACCAGTCAGAAATGAACGGATAACCGTCCAGTGGTGCGTATTTCTTTAGTAACTATCTATTCATGAAGTGGAAAGTAACCCGACTGTCAAAGAATACAGTCGATGTAAAAATAAAGTACAAATCCGGCGAAAAGTTTAGTTTTTTACTGGGATCAGACGCCCACATAGACAACCCGAAGTGTTGCCGGGATTTATTGTTCTCTCACTTTGACGAAGCCCAAAAGAGGAAGGCAGGAATATTTCATTTTGGTGATCTGTTTTGCCTAATGGAAGGGAAGTACGACCCCAGGCGAAGCCGTAAGGGTATAAGGCCAGAATACAACTCCGACAACTACCTTGATTTGGTTTACAATGACATTGCTGAAAAGCTGGCACCATACGCTGAAAACATAATAGCCCTTTCTGATGGAAACCACGAAACGCAAGTGCATAAAAATGTTGGGAGCGACCCAATAGACAACCTGATTATTCGCCTTGGAATAAAGGGAAAATCAAAAATAGAGCATTTGCCATACGTCGGGTTTATTCGGTTCACATTTCAGCACGAGGGAGGAGGGAACACCAAAACGAAGCATCTTTTCTTTCAGCATGGAAAATTTGGGGGAATAGTGACAAAAGGGGCATTAGGTATAATCCGGGAGGCATCAGTTGCCCCAAAGGCAGACTTTATATACACCGGGCACACCCATGATTGGTTAGTCCACCCACATGGTCAGTATGACGTAAAGAGAAATGGAGAGATGCACATAAAATCAATGTGGTATATGAAAGGCGGAACCTATAAGGACGAGTTTAGAGAAGGTTCCGGATGGGCCACAGAAAAAATATTTATGCCTAAGGCTGTTCAGGCTGGTGTATGGCTAAACTTTGAAGTTAGTAGTAAAAAAATACGCTCTCACGTAGAGTTGACAAAGTGCTAAAATTGAGATCATGCCGATTAAGACATTTTTAAAAGGATGGAACATTGACACTCAAATATACATGGTGGCCTACGCTTGGCTCGGCTCCATTAATCTACAATCATATGAGGGCGGTGTAGCTGGGTTTTTACTGGCCGTTGTAGGTATTCTATTTACGGGAGTTACCACATATGTGGGTAAGCTAGGCGAATACAAGAAAAATCAAGCAGAAGCCGAGTCTATTAGGGCAAAGACGCAGAGAGAGCGGGAGGAACACGAATTTTCAATGCAGCAAAAGAGAGATTTGCACGAGATGGAAATGATGAGGCAAAAGCAAGCTATTACTACACAAAATTAATATACTATGAAACCGTCTTCAAGGCAAAGGCTAATCCAAAATATCATTCTTATTGTACTGACAGCACTGGCTGTCATGGGGTATCTTTCATCGTGTGAATTGATACAACCGCCAGCGCCTAGTCCGACTGAATGCCGTCCGGGATCTAGTTTCGAATACCAAGCAACAAGTCAGGGCGACAGTGTTGTTTTGTCAGTAACCTATATGTCCTTTTCTCTCCCAGAGGGAACCGGAGATATACCCATTTCCGAGATTTGCGATACTATCAGGTCTTGCATGGACTCCTATTTCGAAGGCATCCGATTTGTTCCCGCCATTGGGTTTTTCGGACGCAATGATTACGGAGCAACACGGGATGCGATGAGGCTTTTTGAATGCCGGTTTGAGGATGAAAAGGGCATTCCCATTGCCCTGCATGAAGTCGTAGCACTGACCGAGAATTTTACAGGGGCCAAGGTAAGAGATTTTAAACCCTGTTCAGTTGTTGGTTCGATCTACGAACCGCGCAAAAATCCAACTAATGAATAAGTGCAGCCTATGTCTGTTATTGGTTGCTTGTCTGTTGATTGGAAGATGTGCCGGGGATGTTGAAAACACCATTGTCTATAAATCCTCAGTTGATCGGGTTGTTTCATTTGAATACGAAGTGCCTGAAGAAACTGGGCATATGCAGATTTCTGACATCCAGTTTACGGTTGAGCCTACAGAATCCGGATGGAGTCCCGAGACGGTACGGACTGCCATTCATTCAAAGCTATTTAGGTATGCCCAATCAGCCGTTTTTATTGCGGACCAAGATTATGATAAGGACGGCGATAAAACATTATGTGATGCCCTCATAAACTTCTATATGGGATTCGAAAAGAGCGTAAACAGCACGGGAAAATTCAAATTAACAATTATTCATATCCAAGGCGACGACTTTAATACTATGAGAACAAGCTGTTCGCCGCAAATTCAAGCAAAATGAACACACCTGAATTGATGCAAGATTTTGACATGATACTGACTTCCTTAACGATGCTGTGGGGCTTTACAATGAAGCATATCAAGGTATCGCCAGGGATGTTTGAGAAGATGCCCGCAATATTACGGGTATTCGCTGGTGGTACAGTCATTGCGCTTTTTCTACGGGCCACAGGCTTTGAATTAACGGCACTGTCTGCCGTGTTCTCATTCCTGACGGCTTCGGGCCTATATGAACTGTTCAAGGGGGTTTTACCTTCTATTCCTGGATTTTTTGGCCGTTTATTCTCGTCCATATTCGGTAGAGACCAGAAAAGCAGAGACAAAAGAATTATGCATTCCCTACGTACAATTGACGAGGAAAGATTCAGGTACATAGTAACTGAGTCCGGTAAGGGGTCCCTACTTAAGCAACAAAAGACAGTGTAGTTTTTGATTGGGTACATCCGGGGAGCGTGTCACGTTCTCCGGATCACCTCTACTCACTACCTGAAGTATCCTTCTCTTCTGCTCCACTTCCGTCGTCCTCCTTTGTTGCTTCCCGTAGTTTCATCAATTCTGCTAGACGTTGCTTCCTTTTCTCTTTTAGTTCGTTTAGGACTTTAATTACCTTACTTCCATTTTTAATAAACTTCTGGATGCTTTTCATTTGACATCAAGATTAATCTAACACTTGTATTAGTGAAACGGGGTATTTGTTTGAAATACAAAACAAGCGCCCGAAATAGCTTACTTTAACAAAATGTTTTAATGACTAATCTGATGAGTATACCTATAAAGGATTAGGTATTTCGATTGGAAAATACTAATTTAGGAGAAGAAATGTAAAATTCAAAAGAATTAGTGACTAATCTAGTTCTTTGGTGGAGGCTGGAGTGCGAGATCGGTTGGGCCTTCCACTTTTGGTTTACATAGTTTTATAGATTTTTATATTTCTAGGGTCGTTCTACTTCGGATGGCCCTTTTTTGTCTTATGCACCTAAAATATCAGTGCTTACTACTTGATAGGCCATAATAGAAGTATTTAAATGAACGAATACTTCAAAATTATCCCTAGCCATTGCTTTTGTTGGAACCGAAAATGTGATTAATTTTACCTAATAGGGACATTGCTAAGATATACATTTTTGATTGATTATGAATGAGTCATGGGGAATCGACAGCTTGTTAACGGATGATTTGAGCAGTTTTGCTAAGGAGATGATCATTGTTCAGAAGCAACACGCCATATGTATGGCGTACATTCATAGAGGGCAAGGGACAGAGGCGAAGGGCATTGCTGCGTCCTGTCTTTCAAAAGCAATAAAGGTGCAACTGGTCGATTGTGTGATTGACTTCTGCAAAATACTGACCTATTACTATTCGGTGATTTCTCCAAACAAAGGCAGGGCAATTGTTTATGAGGAAATGTATCAAGAGTATATTGTGACAAGAAGAGTGGAGGAAGAAATGGCGTCTATATACTCTAAGTTCATGCTTGTGATAAATTCTAAGAAATCGAGCAAATTTGAAGAAACCATACTGGCAAGGATTTTGAATTTGATGTGCATTCGAAGAAACTACCACATTGCGATCAGAGGGTATGTAATGCTTGCCACATATTACCGGGTAACCGGCGATGAAGATGCGGTTATAGAGTACTGTAAAGATGCATTATCTTATTTTGAATCTAGCGTAAAGCTATCAACCAACACACCAAGGCAGGTATTCGCCCTGCAAGCCCTACCGCTTTTGATAAAGCATGGTAGGCACGAAGAGGCATTTCAGATCATCTTGGACAACATTCCGGATAAGAAGACGCACAATTATTTCAAGTTCATTCAATTTAAGTTCATCTCTCTGATTAGACAGCAGAAACATGGTGAAGCCTTGCAGTTGTATAAAACTATTGGGGTTTCTGGATCTTACAAGGGGTTTTCAGAGGAATGGAGGATTGCAGGGGCGTATAACACGGCACTAATGGAGCTATCAGGGTATGTGTTTCAGGATGACTTTAAAATAGGCAGGTTTTTTAACCAAATAGAGGTCTTTTCTCAAGACAAAAGCGGGCACAATGTCCATCTAATTATATTGGAGATATTATTTAGATATGCCCGCAATGAGGTTAAGATACACGACAGGACTTCATCTTTTAAGGCATACGCTTTAAGACATACTAGAAAAGGGGGCCGGGACAGGGCCGTTATAAACGGGCTTGTTAAATGGGTTGACCGATCTTTTGAATATGATTTCAAGCAAGAACTTCAAACACTCAAAAGCACAGAGAAAAGGGAGGTTGATGTTGAGATAATCGATTATGAATGGTTACTATCTTTTTTACAGGAAAAATCCTCACGGGCATAACCGGTTGCCCCTCATAATCACTTAACCCGCGAGGAACTAACACACAACAAAGTTGCGTATTGTCGGAGTTAATTTTTGAGCAGTAATGGGAAATTGTGGGAATATTTAGGCACTCATTACTCACCTTGTAGGTCTTTTTTGATTCTGTAGACTATTTCCGGGACAGCCTTTTCTATGGCTTCTGATATCTTTTGCTCCATCAGTCGCGTCATGTCAACCTCTATGCCTTTTATGAGTACGGACATTTGGGCTTGGTTTCTAAGTATCTCTTCCAGTTTGTTTAATTCCTTTTTCTTGATTTCTATTTCTTCTTCTATCTCATAGCCGATCTCCCGTCCCCACTTGTGGATTATTACTTCCAGCATCTCCTCTGTAACTTGTGTGCTAGAACCTCTCAGCACCCCGTTAAGCGTAGCAACAGTTATATTTAGTTCGTCTGCAAGTCTTTGCTTAGATACCACTTTCTTTGGACCCGGATCTGTCAGGCGGCGAACTAATTCACTAAATTTCTTCGCAACCTCCTCCCTTTCAATGTGCTGCGTACTACGTTTTCGCTTCTTATTAGACATGGTTTTCTTTATTTTTAAAATAAAATATGCTATAAGGTTGATTTTGATATAAGATTAGCATATATTTGCTTCATATAACGTAAATATACGCTAAAATGAATAAAATTCAGATATCTCAAGCACTGAATCCTTCAAGGGGGGAAAAAGAGGGTATCTATACGGATATAGAGACGTTTCAAAAAGAAAGGATAGATAGCATCATGGAGATAGCCAACGAAAGGCCTGGGTTGGAGGTACAAAAGCATTATGTGTTCAGTGTAGTTTTACAATTGGGCCTCGACAATTACACTGATGCGCAAATTGCCGAGGCCGCTATTAATTCAATCCTACAACAGATATCGCAATAATGATGCCAAAAGATTTAATACAGTACGAAAAAGTTTCTGTTAACACAAAATTAAACATGCCAACTTGGATTACAGAGACTATCAACAATACTTTCGACCGCGAAAACTGTGATAAGCCGGAGCTTGAATTGCACAACGCTTTGAAAGGATCGCTAGGAGGGTTTGTTGTGACTCGGCAACGTTCGTTTACGGTATCTTTCAAGTGGTATAAAAAGCTAACGCAAATGGCGAACGAGTTAGAAGAGTTTGCACAGACCAATGGATTGGCGCACACCATACACGTTAGCGTTAAGTCCGGAACGATTTACGTTCGCAGCGTTGCCGGGACGACTGTTATCAACAAAAAAAGCTACGGACGAAATCGGTATTGCATGTTTAACGACGTGTAACGCCGGTGTTTGCTATAATGCCCGGTTCGGCCTGGATCGGGATTTTTGGAAAACTATTTTTTTATTTAAAACTGTATCACAATGGTAGAGGGCAAAAACCTTATAGTCGCTCCTGGTCAGCAGCTTCCTAATTTACATACGGAGGCAGAAGATTCTTTATTAGATCTTGCGTCTAGTTATTGGACTCCAAAAGAACCAGGGGAATCCAAACTGGTATTTTTCATGAAAGTAGACGAAGCGATGGTTCCAGATCCCAATGACCCTGAATCGAGACGACCTTTGCAGTGTGCGTTTTTCTTAGAACAAACTGACAAAGGGCACACATTCCAAGTACACAACGGGTCGAAGATGCTAGTTGGTACAATTACCGAACACAAAATAGCCCCCGGCACTGCGCTTCGAATAACTTATGTAGGAGAGAAGCCCAACAAGAATAACGGATTCAAGCACGACAGTTGGTCGGTCCGCCCGCTTCAACCCAAAGCGGCATGAACACGGGCGGCGTAAATCTTCATCAAATGGAGGCGGGTGCAGAACTCGCCCCATTTGAACCGGAGTTTAAGGATATTGCTAACTATCCACCCATTGAGGACATTTTGCAGCGCCTTAACGACTCTGCGCCCACTCGCAACGTTCCCACGCAATCACTCAGGGTTAACGGCCATTGCGTTCAGGATTCATTTGATTCCTACCTGGGGTCTTCGGATCACCTTAGTAGCTCCACATTAAAGGAGGCGCTGAAAACGCCATTGAATCTCTATTACTCGATTAACCACGGGTGGAAGGATCTACTCGACAAGCACCGTCAAAAGAGTTCCTTCGACATGGGAACCTTTATACACCAATGCATTTTGGAGCCAACCAAATTTAAGCGCGTTGTCGTGGAGCCGAAGTACTCCCGATCCACCAAGGACGGCGTTAAGCGATTGATTTGGTTCTGGTACCGGACAATTAAAGAGAAGCAACCCGAAAGACTGCGGGAGATCATAGAAACTTCGTTCAATTCACTCATGAACAGCTTTGGTAAACTCCCAGGCAAAAAGGAGTTTCTAGCAAAAATTATCGAAGCTTCCGGCATTAAAGCAGTCAATGAGGTTCAGCATGCTCAGATCGTGGTAACACACCGCAATTATATGCGATACGGAGGCGGCATACTCCCGCGCATCCTGAAGCACTCTAAGCGAGAGATATCCTTTTACGGCACTGACATCGAAACCGGCCTTAATGTTCGCGTAAGACCCGACGCATTGGCTTTTAAAGAGAATATAGGCGTTGATGCTATTATCAGTGTCAAAAGCACCCGATTTGAAGACCTAGAAGGTTATTATCGTCAGTCTGCCAATTTGAAGTATGAACTCAGTGAGGGAATGTACCAAGATGTCATATCAAATGTCACCGGCAGACAGTTCCTGACCACGCTTTGTATTATGGTGCAAACTGTGCCGCCGTTCGGAGTGGCACTACTTCGATGGGACCCGGAAGACCTGGAAAACGGTAAGTACAAATACAGGATGGCTTTGCAGACCGCAAAGGAATGTATCGAAAGCAATAAGTTCCCCGGCTTTGACGCATACGCGGAGTCCGGCAACTTTGGGATAATTCAGATGAAGCAACCGGCATGGGCTAATAAAGTCCTGCCAGAAGTGCAGATAGAAGATTAAGGGATATAGCCGATGACCGAAACGGTTCAGGCTTTAGTATAGTATGGATTCCGCTACCGGCCTTTGTGCCGGTGGCCTTTTATTCACCTTTCAAAATAAAATTATGGCGGCTAAAAAGCTTTATCCTGAAATGGATACACAAACAAGGACAAATCAGCTATCGCAAGAAGCTGATTCAATTGAATACATCGAATACAGGCGAGAAGTAAGTGACCAGGAACGGGAAGAGAATAACAATGAGATCGGAGAAAACATGTCGGAACTCGCACAGATAAAATCTGAGTATGACAAGATCAAGAAGCAGTACGATGAGAGAATGAAGCCTTTCAAGGACAGGGTTAAAGAACTGTCGAATTTGAATGCTGCCGGGTATGAAATTATCGGGACCCAGGCATATAAAATCATCAATTACGACGCCGAACCGTTTGCCCTGGCGGAGTTCTACAATGACGAGGGCGAAATGATATTTTCCCGACGTGCCTCATCGGGAGAACTAAATAAAACATCACTTTTCAGAATCCAAAAATAAAATAGATGGACACAATTAAGATTGAAAACTTAAACCTTCAAACGGACCAGCCGGAAGTAAAAGTAATCCTGATGCATGGAGAGCATGAGGAGATAAGGGATGAACGCCCCGGATCTTACAATATCTCTGGTGTGATAACGGCACCTCTGGATTGGTGGAAAATTCATTCCGGCAATATTAACCATGACGAAGCACTTATTCTTTACAGCATTTCGAAACGAAGCATATGCTTGAGAACAGAATTGTTTTTGCAGCATTCGGGCGTCTGTGTTGAGGGGAAGTTTTCAGAATCCAATGCGCTCGAACAGCTAAGGATAGGCAAGCAGTGGGATTTACAGGATTTGGCAACTTTCATCCGGATTAACAAACGGATTTTCCCGGACAAGCAAGCGGCAGATCAACTACGGAAAACCCTTTCAAAATTCAAGGCTTCCGTTCAAAAAGAATACGAGGAAAACAAAGAGTGGAACGGCAACAAAAAGATGCTGATAGAACATAAAGTTCAGCACGATTTGCCCGAAAAGATCTCGGTGTCTGTCCCCCTGTTTACTCATTCGGAACAACCTACAACCTTTGACCTGTTTTTTGAAGTCAGTGACTCAGACTCGGGATTCAGATTAAAGTTCCTGAGCCCGAATCTGAACGAGATAATCGAAAAATCCGTCCGGGAACAGTTCGCGCCAATTCTGAGTAAATTCAATGACATCATCCCGGTGATACAAATTTCATAGCCTCTTCCCAAACCCGCGCCCACTTTCCCCCCGGTGGGCGCTCAATATTTCATCATGCAGGACGAAAAAAAATTACCATCCGAAAATTGCCCGGTCCATTATATCCCTATGGAATTTGTTGAAAACATCTACTCGGATAACGCAAGGCCGGATAGTTTGCCCTGGGCGATAAAATACAAATGCAACGTATGTGGTTTTCACTGGACGACGGAAGGCTTTACGTTTTGGAATGATCAACCAGCCAGGAAAGTGAAAATTGAAAAGATACCCGAAGTTGGTGACAGGTACACCGACGTTATCAAACCGGCATGAGACAGCAATCCCCAGCCTGAAGGGCCGGGGATTGTTGGCAAATGTCGATAAGAGAACCTACACCGGGAAGAACTCCCGATTGTGAGCTACAAAGGTAGGTAAAAAAATGTTAAATAATTCTTTTTGTCCCTAAAATAATTATATTTGTATCTCATACTTGAGGGCACTACACGATATAACATTTGACAATTTTGGATGCACACGTTTTTATTATTTAAATTCTCATAATACGTATATTGGTGTCATTTCATCAAAAGTACAACACATGAGAGAATTTAAATTTGAAGCTAAAAGCGGAAGGCATTACATACCAATTGCTATTGTCGCGACAATCCTAAGCGTATTTACAGCAGGAATAGCTCGACCGTGGGCAATTGTAATGATACAGAAGTGGAAGGCGGATCACACACTTGTAAAAGTCAATGGGAAGTGGAAAAGGTTAAGGTTTTACGGAAGTGGATCGGCGCTGTTTGGGAAATGGATCTTGTGGTGGTTTTATTGCTTCATAACGGCGGGAATTTACACGCTTGTATTGTACCCAAGAATGCAAAACTGGATCGTGACTGGGAAAC